GTGCTGGGACGGGTGTTCGACCCGCGCAACAACGCGCTTAACGCATGGCGGCTCGTCCTGGCTATCTCGGTGATTCTCTGGCACACCTGGCCCTTGACCGGCCACGAGATTCCGCCGAGGCCTATCACCCAGTTGCTTTCGCAGGTTGGGGTGGATGGATTCTTCGCCGTATCGGGGTTCCTGATCACTTCGAGTTGGATACGAAACCCGCAGCCGCGCAGTTACTTCACATCAAGGGCCTTGAGGATCCTCCCGGGATTGTGGGTATGCGTATTCATCACCGCGTTCGTCATCGCTCCACTCGGCGTGTTGATTCAACGTGGCTCAGTCAGCGAACTGATGAAGTCCGGAGCGTCTGCGGCGTACGTGTTGAACAACGGGCTGATGAATGTGCTGTTCTATCCCGGCATCGCCGGCACCCCGAAAAACATTCCATGGCCCGGGGTATGGAACGGCTCGTTGTGGACGCTGGCGTTCGAGACGGGCTGCTACATCGTCGTCGCGCTGCTCGGGATTTCGGGCCTCCTGAAGTACCGGTGGACCATCCCCACCGCATTTGTGTTAACCCTCACCGCTACGGCAGTTTTCGGCTTCCCGGCTTTCGCACTGTCCACCATTCCCCAGATGATTGCCCGATTCGCAGTCATGTTCGCGGCCGGGGCGTTGATCTATCAATACCAGGACAAGATCCCCGCCAAATGGTCGCTGGTCGCCCTGTCGCTGGGGCTGCTATTGCCATCCGGACTGCTGTCCAACTACCGCGTTCTGGGAGCAATCCCCTTGGCATATCTGGTGATTGCCTCTGGCGCGCTGTTGAAACGCCTGAACCTGCGCAATGACCTGTCCTACGGGGTGTATATCTACGCCTTTCCCATCCAACAGCTACTCGTCATCATGGGACTCGCAACATTGCGGGTGTTCCCGTTCTTCATCGTGGCGACCCTGGTGACGCTGCCCCTGGCAGCAATGAGCTGGTTCGTTGTCGAGAAACGCGCGTTGGCACTCAAGAAACGGCTGCGCGTCAAAGCGCGTGCGGGGTGACCATGCTGCTAGCCGTTGGATGGTCCTCGGATGGCTATCGTGTCGGCCGGGCGCCGCGTGCGGGCCGCGATTGAACAAATGTGCCTGGCTCCCCGAACCGACAGCCGTAACCGGCAGACCGCTTCAGCGCGAGAAATCGACCGGTCCAGCGCGATCGCCCACACGTCGGCGGTCCACCGCCGCTGACCGACGCCACCTGCCTCGACGGGCCACTTCTGCGTCGCACCGATTGATATCCCCTCAGCCATTCCTGGTCCCCGAGACAAAAAAATCCCAGGTCGTCTGACCTGGGATTATTGTGGAGCTAAGGGGACTCGAACCCCTTGTTATCCACCTATATTCGCAGGTCAGAGCTTTTCTTGCCGAAAAAACGGACCTGTTGAGACCTATGCCCGACCTGCGGAAACCTATCGGAATGTTGGATCATCCAACACCCCAATTCGGGTGCTCATCGGTACCGTCGCCGGTACGGATTCTCATAGAAGCCGTCCGGCCGCTCGACCTGGAACATGCTGGGCGCCAGCCACAGGGTCATCGTCACGCTCGACATCTCGTTGTCACTGAGCACGTCGATCTGCACCACCCCAATCCAGTGCGAATCGTGCGTCCGCATCCATGCGATCTGGTAGCCGCGCATCCATTCCTCGATGCGCAGCCCCTCTGCACGCACCGTGATGTTGCGGTTCCGGACACCTCCACCCACGCTCTCTGGCAAAGCCCGGCGCATGTTGACGTACACCAGCCGATAGATCCGCTTCAGGGTCGGGAACCGCGGATTGCTGCCCCACCTTTCGAACACATGTTCGATATTAGAGGTGCGCTCTTGTTAGCGGAACCCCGCATTCGACTTCCGCTACAAGCTGCCGAATCAGGACCGCTCGATCAGCCGGCAGTTATCAGTGTGGTCACACGTGTCGGCTTATGCCTTGCTGGGTTGGCAGTCGGGCACCGTGTGATTGTTGGCGATGTCGCTCACGAGCCAGTCGGTAGTCTTGCGCAGGGTGAACGTGACCTCTGAGGCGCCTGGAACTGCGTGGTCGTTGGTGTGAGGGTACTCGCTGCGTGCGGTGAAATCGTAGGTGTAGCAGGCAAGTACCGTCGCATCGGAACCTTTGAGTTCCGTGATGGAGGTATTTGCGAGATTCACATTATTGGTCTCGCCCAGTTCTACCCCATCTGGTCCGAGGACTTCGCCGATGCCCTGTGCACGATGCTTGATATCGACCGTGGCTCCCGGTGCTAATACCGCCTTGAATTTGGCCATATCGGAATTCGGCCCTGGCGGCGATTGTGGGTCGCCTTGGCCGTAGTACCGGTAGTCCATGATCGTTGGCCACAAGACCTTGGTGAATCGGGCGGTGAGCGCCGGATCGCTGATCGCAGTGGTTGTAGCGACGGTCTTGGTTTCCGTCGTCGTTGTCGGGGCACAGGCCGCAGACAGGGCCGCCAGCACGATGATGGCCCGTTTCATGATCCCGGTATCCGCAAGATGTCGGCGTTGCCATGGCCTTTCACGGGATCCACTCGTACCGGGTCTCCCGAGCCGGGAGCATTGATCATGTATCCGTTGCCGAGGTAGATGCCCGTGTGGGTGGTGTCCCAGTTGGCCGCCCAAGGCTGCGAACCTCCGAATATCAAGATGTTGCCCGCCTGCGTGTTGTCGTTGCCGATGGTCGCGCCGGGGACCAGTGGTGCCACACGCTCCAACCTCCCGCCGCGGTCAATAGTGTTGGTGCCCTGGTCAACGTCTATGCCTGCACCCTGCTCAAGCGAGTAGCGGACCAAACCGCCGCAGTCGTAGCCAGTTCGCAGATTGTCCTGGTAGGTGTGGGCACCGCCGCCGAGTGGCCCCTCGCCGGGCGTTCCGGGCGGCGGGTCGCCCTGCAGTGTGCCGACAGAGGGGCCGTCCTTGTCCCGGTTGCCGCCCCAGGCGTAGGTCGTGTTCTGCTGCCCGGCGGCATGTGCGATGGTGTCAATGTTCTTGTCGCCCGTGGGAGTTCGTGGATCGGGCAGCGGGTCGCCGGGTTTGAAGTTGGCCAGTCGTTGCCGCCATTCATTCGCCGACAACCCCGCAAGTAGCGGCGACGGCCGAGGATTGTTGTGCAGGAAGTCTTTACCGCTCTCCGGCCCTGTGTGCCGTGCATTCGCTTCCGTAAGGCTCGGTACCGTTCCGTCCTTGGAGGGAAGCGGTAGCTGGTCGGCCGGGGTGAGTGTGCCGGCGGCGATGGTGGCGTCGTCGGCCTTGGGTTTGTCTTCCGGCTTGGGTTCTGGGTGCGGCGATGTCGGCACGGGGGGCTGCCCGACGTGTGGACCGTCCGCCACTGCACCGCCCGGCGTGGTGATGGCTTTGAGCGCGTCTGCGATCTCCTGGTCGACGCCATCTGCCTTGTGCAGCAACGCTTTCATCTCGTCTTCGAGTTGTTGCTTGGCGAATGCTTCGTCTGCGCTCTTGGTGGAGCCGCCGGTGTTGATGGTGCCGTCGTTGTTGAGTTTCCAGTGGACCATTTGGCCGTCGCTGCCGAAGTGGCCGTTGTTTTCGATGGTCGACTTGAGGTAGCGGAAGCGGCTCTTGATGCCCAGAACTTCGTCGTACAAGGGCCGCAGCTTGTCCGCGACGGCTTTTGCCTGGTGTCCTTGCGCATCGATATCGACGCGGATCTTGCCGTGATACGCTCGCCACGCCTCAGCCGTCAGACCGCCCCAGCTTTCGAGATTGGCCTGCACACCGTCGAGAGTGTCGCCGAGCTTGACGTGGGACTTGTGAATGCCATCCATAGTGCCGATGACGTTTTTCAGGCCCTCATCGTCCCAATGCTCCACACCATCGCAGGTGGTCACTTGAAGCCCGCCCGATTCTGCTCGTCCATGGTGACCGCAAGCCCAGTGAACTCATGCATGCCGTCCGCGTGCTGGGTCAGCTGGTGATGAAGCACGCGCGTCTGATCTACAAGCGCCTCATGCGCCTTCTCCAGTGCCGCCTTGGTGGCATCGAGCATCCCCGCACCTGCTGACGCCAGGGTGTCGTGGTGCCTGCCGTGCTCGACCTTGGATTGGGTAATGCCATCCAGCAACAGATTCGCCTGCCGGATCAACGTCTCGGGATGCACACTAAGCGGTTCTTCAGGCATGAGAGGCCCCCCTCTGATCACGGATATCCGGGAACTATACGTGTAGTTACCGTGCCCCGCCAGAGTCCAACCGTTTGCTACGCAGGAAAATACGGCAGGAACGCATCCAGATGCGCACGTGCCGCGGTGAGGCAATCAGGGAACTGGCCAAACTTGCCAGACGTGCTGTCGACCTTCACGCCGTACGTGCCGAAAGGCGCCGCGATATCGATAGCGCAGGTATCAGTGTTCCCGTCAAAGAGAAAGAAGCTCCGCGCCGGCCGACCACCGATATCGAGAGCGGTCGAGTTCGGATAGGTCTTCTTGTCCATGTCGAGCGTGTAGTTCGACGCAGCTACCGTCACCCCGTAGTCCTCTGGCGCCAAGTATCCGCAGGTGTTGTTTTCGGTCTCTCCGTCACTAGAACGATTCGGCCGCGGCGGGCGTCGATCTAGCTTCTGCTGAGCGATAACGCTCGCCGGGATCTGCTTGCAGGGGTCGTACGAGACGGTCGGCCGCCCCTTGGCGTTGGTGGCGACGGCGGATGTTGTTGCGGTTGTGGTGCTCGCTGCGGTGCTCTGAATACCCGAGTGGCTACACGAGGCCAGCAGGGCGGTTGACAGCGCCGCGACGACCCACGCGTAGCGGCTAGTGGCCATCGCCTGGCTTGAAAGCCCGCGTGTTGTGCTCCTCGGTCTGCTGGTACGCCTTCCGGGCGGCCACGAACAGCGATTTGAATTCCTCAACACGCTCAATGTGCGATTTGAACGTCGCCGCAGCGCTGTTGTCCGGAGCGCCGGCCTTATCTTGGAACTTCTTCGCCAGCTGCGCGCCCGACGACAGGTGATCTTCCGAGAACCCCAGCGGGTGATAACTCAGATTCGTAGCGTCGTCATGCAGTTCCCGCAATGAATCGATGTAGGTATCGCAGGCCTTGATCAGCTCGTTGAACGCCTCATCATCTATATGCAAAGCCAGCTGACCAGCGTTCGCGCTGTTGATCAGATTCTCGATGCCCATGTCCCCTCCATTCACGACCGCACGCGGCTGGCGGTTGCGGCAATCGTAGGCCAGGGAACAAGCCCTGGCAGGGCCCTTCGCAGTAGATCTTTGGTCGACCACTGCCCACTGCAGTGCGTCCCCAGAACCATGGAGACACGCGTTACCACTCCTGACCTGCACGGGATCTTGTAATCTGCCGCTCAACTACAACCGAGGGGGAGCCGAACCGTGTCCAAGCTCAGGCGCACCTGCCTAGCGGTCTCTGCCGCTGTCATACCCGCCAGCATCGGCATCGGGTTCGCCGCGCCTGCCAGCGCGGGCTGCGAAGCAGGACCGTTTGCGCAGTACTGCGACGGCCCGATCAAGGCCGACGGAACCTGGGACCGCTGCTTCACCTCCGCGCCGCAGGCGTTCTCCGGACAGTACGGTCAGGTGGCCGGGTTCATTCCGTCGACTGGCCGCTGTTACCCCGTCGATCCGAACGAGTTTCCCCCAACTCCCCTGGGCCAGCCGCAGTACCACATCTACCCCTAGACCGGCACCGCCGCTGAACAGGGTGGGATCTTGTAAGGTCCCCTCAATCAAACACAGAGGGGGCCGATTTCATGACTGACAAAGCCATTGTTGACTCGTTGACTCTTCGTTTCGTCGGTGAGAACGAAGACGGCTTTGCGCTGCATGAGCTCCGGGCCGCACACGTCGCTGAGGTGCTGCAGGGGCTAGTCGGGCTAACCAGCGATTTCGATAAAGCTGGCGCCTTCCATGACGAAGGCCCGTCTGATTCCGAGGTGCTGGTACGACCCGCGAAAAACGGGTCTTTCCTCATTGAGGTCGTACGGGTGGTGACAGAGAACTGGGATAACGTAAAAGACACGGTAGCGGCGGCCGGGGTTCCATCCCTCGCAACCATCGTCTGGTGGGCGACCAAGTCACAGCGAGCGGACGTGAAGGACTTTACCTACCTCGATAACGGCAACGTGAAGATCACCTGGCAAGACGACACAGCCCAAGAAGTCCCCCCCGCTGTGTGGAAAGAGCTGCAGAAGAACAAGCGCCGCCGCAAGAAGCAGTTGCGACAGATCATGGCCCCGCTCGCAGACTCCCGCGTCACCGAACTTGATGTAGCCGCCCCCGTCGAGGCACACGAGCCCGCGGCACAGGACAAGGCCCCGCAGAAGTTCGTTCTTGAGCGCGCCGACTACGACGCTGTCAGACCAGAGGACGAGATCAAGGAGAGCTCCGAGACCTTTGAGGTAGAGGCTCAGATGTCGGCCATCGATTTCGATGACCCGACCCGATGGAGGGTGAAAACGAGGGCTCGAACCCGTAACGTAACTGTCGAAGATGAGAAGTTTCTTGGGCAGGTGGCACGAGGTCTGGCCATTCGCCCGCAAGACATCTTCTGGCTCCAGGTCCGAGAAGACGCAACTGTGAAGAATGGGCGGCTCCGGACTAAGTGGACAGTTGTAAGTGTCGAGAGACATAGGAGGGCAGCCGGTGACGACGAATCACAGGAACACAGCCCGATATCGACTTGATCTTGCCAGCGCAGTGCTGACGTTGATCGGCTTGGTCTTTGGCGCAGTCGCCTACTGGTTGATCGATGCTGAAAGTGCCAACGCGCTGGTTATCATTCCCGCGGTTGTCGCCTTCACAATCGGCATTACCAACCTGAAAAAGCGGGAAGCGCCGCGCGGGTGATCCCTGCTAGGGACTACCAATAGTTCAATCGCGATGCACGGCTATGGCGATTGGAGCCCTACGGCGACGTCGAACGGGAAGCCTTGGTTCCAGTTCGCCCACGTTCCGGGGAACAGAAACAGGGTGCAGCCGTCCGGCGCTTGCTGTCGGACGGTCTTCACCGCGTGGTCGACCGCTGTCATGCCATCCCACAGCGCATAGGCCGGGTCCCCGTACTTGCCGTGTGCGCCAGTGGCGATGAACTTGATGGCATCGAATAGCAGGCGCACCAGGTCGGGCAGGATCGCGAACAGTTGCAGCGGATTGAGCAGCGCGCCAAACACATTCGCAGGCCCCGACGTCATCAGTCCGGCCAGGCCCTTCAACACTCCATGCAGTGGGTCATCGCTCGGCGCGGTCCCGAGTAGCTGCTGGAACGCCTGTTTCGGGAACACGGTGAACAGATAGCTGGCGAAATCCAAGGTCAGCTCTGCGCGAGTCAGCAGCTCGTACAACAGGAACAGCAGGCCGCGGGCACGCGGGTACCAGTCGCCGTCGATCGAATAGGACCAGTAGCGATCCCACACCCAGGAGGGCTGAGGAGTTCTGGAGATCCCCTCCCCCGGATCGTTTCCGTTCAGGCTGCCTTCGGCGGGTATCGACGGGTCGCCGAACGTGCTCACCCCGACGACGTATTGGCGCCATTCGGGCGGCATGGCCTCCAGGATCTTGCGCACTGAATCGCCGCCCATGCTGTAGCCGAGAAGCCAGATCGGGGTGCCCGCCATCGGCCGGTACAGGCGCATGGCTTCGTCACGGAAGTCATTGGTGGCCTTGACGAAACTATGCGCGGTAGGCGGGTTCAGGAACGCCCGCGAATCGGCCCACACGCCCTGGATCGGATACTTGGACTGCGGCGGGTTGGCGGGGGCTTCGATGTAGGCGCCGATGGCTTTGCGTACGTCGAGGTTCGCGACGCCGTCACTGCGCAACGGGGTGGCGATTCCCATGCGCGCCAGCCGTTCCCGCTCGCGGGGGTCGTTGTTCATGAACGCCGTCAGATCCCGCACCGCTTGGGCTGTGCCCGCGGTGTATGTGCGATCCACGGCGACGCCGTGCTCGATGGCGTGACTGTTTTTCGGGTAGGCGTGCACGAGGCGGTGTTCGATCGGGATTACCGCGTCGGATTCGTCGCCTTCGCCGTAGCCGATCCACTTCCCGTCGGGCCCGTTCATGCGGCGGCCTTCTCGGCGTCGAGCCACGCTTCGATGTCCTCGGCGGCGACGGCTTTCTTGGTCTTGCTGATGTTGGCCAGCAGCGTCTTGGCGAGCTTGGCGTCTTCCTGCCGGTCCGGGTACTTGCCGGGGTTGTCGGCCGCGGTCGATACCTCCCAGAGCAGCGCGATCGAGGGTGTGTGGCCTTCCTTGGCCAGGGTGACTACTGCGGTCACGTGCTGGTTGGCGTCGATGGCGCGCGCCAGGTTGGCGCGGGTGTTCACGTTGCCTTCCCCGAGGTGCCGTAGCGGCGAGGCCGACGGGATCGGGGTGTTCTGCGCTCGAACGTAATCGATGACTTCCTGCCATTCCGATTGTGGTACCTGGGCCATGTCTTCATCTCCTGTGTTGGTGTCGAGGTAGAGGCGGACGCGCCGGATCAGCTCGTCCCACGGGAAGTCCGGGCCGGGGTCGGTGTGTCCGCCGCCCCAGCTACCGAAGTCGCGGTGTCCACAGATACCGTCGCGGCCCCAAGGGATTCCGCTGCCGCCGATGTAGTCGGCGGGGATGTCGTAGGTGCGGCACAGCCACGCGATCAGCTGCGCGGTCCGGGTCAGCTGGAGGTCTTCGTTCTTGCCGTCGCGGGCATCGGTTTCGAGCCATTTGCCGCGGTCCCAGCCTGAATAGGAACCGGCCATGCAGATGTGGAATGCATACGGGTTGGCGTTGACCGCCGACCACGGGGTGTCGTCCCAGTTCACGGTCAGCACAGTTTCGGTGTCGTCGACGCACGCGTTGTACGACACCGCCCCCGATGTGCCCTGAGTGGAAATCAGGAACCCGGCCAGATCCCACGCCGAACGCCCACCTTCCTGGGTGTGCACCACGATCCAGCGCGGCGTCTTACCACCGCGGCCGACGTACCGATTCGACGTCAGCCGCGAACGCGTGATCGGGCTGCCCGTGCCGATCGGCGGCAGCGGAGGGTTCGGAGTGACAGGCCCTTGCGCAAGCGCACGCCGCAGCACCGCCCACGCTTGGTCCCAGCGTTCGGCGTAGCGGTCCGGGTACCCCGATCGTTGCACCCGCTGTACGAACTCCCCTGCCAGTTTCGGGTTTCCGGCAGCACGCCCGTAGTCGTCGGCCAGCCGTGTCTGAAACACATCGACCGCCAGTGCCAGCGTCATCCGCGAACGCATCGGACCCCACCAGTTGTCGCTGCCCGACCCCACCTCACCGGCGGTGCCGTTCTGCTGCTGCAGGTAGCCCACCGAGCGTCCATCATCAGACTGCGAATCGTGCGGATAGTTCTTCGACGTCGGATCATTGGCGTTCCACGGACACCACCACTGCCGAACCCCGTTGTTGTCGTCGGCACCGGCCTCGACGTCGATGCACATCAGCGTCAGCACCGAGGCGAGTTCGTCGAGACCGCGGGCCAGCGACACCGCGTGCACCTCGCGGGCGATCTGCTCACGGGATCGCAGTGGGCCTTCGGGCCGGAACCACACGAAACTCATCGGCCACCACCGAAGAGCGGGACCAGCTGTTCAAGACGTTGCAGCAGTTGACCGAACCGGCCATCGAACAGGCGGTCGTCGAGGGTGCCGGGGATGGCGTCGGTGAGCTTGTCCACCGATTCGTCGGCCTTACGCGCGACCGCGGCGACCTCGGCACGCACATCCTGGCGGAAATCGTTGAGGAACTTCGCCAACAGCTCACGGACCACCGCCGCGCAGTGCTTGCCGATGCTGTCGAACAACCCCTCGCGCCACTGAGCTATCCGGGCCTTGATCACCATCCGTACTTCCCCCTACCGATATCTGGATCAAAGTTGTCCATGCGGTCACTGACGTAATGGGCTGCACACCAACCAATCCGGAACGAGACCCCGGCCAGCGCGATGTAGAACAGCGGATACTTGACGAGCTGCGCGAAGGACTTGGCCGACATCAGCCCATCTCCACGTAGTCGATCGCGGGGCCAAACCTGCGTGGCCCCAGAAGATCCTTGGAACCCTGCACGGAGATGATCAGCGACCGGTTCCCTGTTCCCTTGGGGGCGGTGGCGTTCTCGTCGTTCCACTCTTCGAGCAGGCTGCCGTTGCGGCGGAACGTGTGCACGTTCCCGACGAAGTTGTGCCGGATGACATCGCCAGCGCCGAATGTGCCGATCGTCTTGACCACAGTGTCCACCCCGGCCCTCCGCACGATCCGCAGCGTCGATGAATCCATTTGCACCCCAACGCCACCGGTGACAGCATTGTTGGACCCGCGCCCCAGGATCGTGGTTCTACACAGGTCACCGGTTAGGCTCGGCCCTGAACCCTGGCTGCCGATGCGGAACTCCACATAGCCGTCGTCGCGGTCCAGCGTGGCGACGTAGCGGGCGTGAGCGCCGTTCAGCTGCAGCGAGAGCAGCCCGTCCGGCACTCCGAGGCGGCACACATTGCCGACCACACTGGGCTTATAGCCGTCGATGCTGGGGCTGATCACCCAGTTGACGCCGAGATCGCCGTCAGCGCGGTTGAAGTCGTCGCGGATTCGGTTCGCTGACCACACCAGGGTTTCGCCGAGATACGCCCGGGTGATGGCCTTCTCGCCGAGCATCATTGCCTTGATAGCGGTGCCGCCGAGGTAGATACCGGGCATCAGTCGCTCAGCAGGTAGAGGACGTTGGGTTCTTTGGTCGTCAGCGCTGTGTAGTCGGTCGAGGTCATGGGCACTGCGTCGAGCTTGATGGCGTTGCCTGCGCTGTCGTGGGCGGTGACAACACCGACGCCGGCCTTGGCTGCGGTGACAGCACCAGCGGCCAGCTGGGGTGTGCCAACGGCAGCGTCGTCGATGTTGACGGCCTTGACGCCCTTCGACGCGATCTTGGGAGAAGTAACCGCTCCGGCAGCCAGTTTCAGTTCGGTGACTGCTCCTTCGGCCAGCTTCGCTGTCTTGACCGCGCCATCGTTCAGGGTCGACGGCGCGGCTTCGGCTATCTCCTCACGCATCTCCGGTGCGAGGCGCTGGCCGCGCGGGGCCGACGTGTCGAGATACGGGACCACCTTCGCCATGCCGGGCAGGCTAAGGCGGCGGCGTGCAACTACCGGCCGCCGAAAGCCCGCGCGACCGCATCGAAGTTGGCCTCGACCTCGGCCGGATCTTCAAACCCGGGCGGCGGCGTGCGTTTGGCTTGGTATCCGTCGCCGTTCAGCGTCTCGGCGTCGTCTGTGGTCGGCGCATACAGCCGGTCCAACAGCTGCTCGCGCTCTTGCTTGTCCTTTTCCTCGTTGCCGGTGTGCAGGGCCTCCAGCCACACCTTCTCGGCTTCGTCGATCAGTGCGTGCATGTGCGGCAACTGCCGCATCGGATCAGCGATACCGTCGCCCCGCATCCGGGTCCGAATCGCCCGCCAGTGAGTAGCCGCCATCACACTTAGCGTGATGACGGCAAGGTAGGGCGGGCCGTGCCCCATGTCGCTATCGCGCGGGCAACCCTGCCCATGCTGTCGGCCGGCAGTTCGCCGCCCATCATGGTGACCAAGATGCGTTCGTGCTCACCGGATTCCAGGTGATTCTGCAGGAACAAGGTCAGGTAGCCCTGCTTGTCGACAACATCGATCTTGGCGTTCACCGACATGGCCAGCACCGGCACGGCGTTGGGCATCGGCCGGCGCGCCCTGACGACCCCGACACCGGGGACTTCGAGCGGGACGAACGGGCCCGTCTGCGGGACGAGGTCCGCGTCACCGAGCATGTCGTCGAAACTGTCTGGCGGGTCGTACATGTGAACCTCCGAGGCGCAACTACTGGAACTTGCCGGGCACCAGGATCGATGCCGTGATGGAGCGGCCGGCCCAGGACGGTTCCTCTGATGCGACGAACGTGCGCTCCCCTGTCGGCCGCGGCGGGTTCGGCAGCGCGGCCACGGCGCTGCATGCCAGGTTCCCGTCCACATTCTCCAGTTCCGTCGTCCCGGCCGGCACGGTCTGCGTGAATGTGGTTTGGAGCGCGTTGTGCGGAATGTAGGACACCAACAGCAGCAGTTGTCCGGCGCGGTCGATCGATGGGCAGATATGGCCGTCGTAGCGTTCCCACCATCTCTTGCGTAGCGATGATGCGAACTGCCAGCCCTCATCGAGCAGCTGGTTGGCGCCGCGCACGGTGATCAGGTGTGCGATGGACTCAGCCAGTAGGCCGTTGCCGAACGTGTAGGAGGCCGGTTCGGTGGCTTTGGCGGCCCGTACGTACACCTTCATGTGGGCGTCTTCCCAGCCGCCGTCGCGGGCGTGGACCTGTGTCCAGCCGGTCTGCTCGGGCTTGATGTCGCTGATGAGCCCGAACTGGTTGGATACCACCGCAATAAGCATGTCGCCTAAGGCAGTGCCCGCGGGCACATCGACGTCGGTGTGGAAGGTGTTGTTCACCGAGTGCTCTATCCCGACAACCGTGGGGGTCGACAAGACAGGTGGCTCACCGATGACCGGGGTGGCGTAGAGATCCAGTCGGGTGCCGCCGGAGATGAAGCCCGACTCGGTGTTTTGGTCACCGCCATCGATCGAGGTGTTCTCCCAGAAGTCCGTCCGGAACCGCACCTCCACCCGGCCGTGGAACGTCTGCCCGGGTGCCACGATGCTCCAGCCGGTCCAGTGCGGCATCAACGGGATGCTGGCGGAGTTCTGCCGGATCTCGCTGACCCCGAATCCGGTGCCGAGAGCCAGGATTCCGCCCTTACCGATGTCGCCGCCGATACCGAACTTGCTGACCTCGGCCATGTCCCACGATGTCGGCACCGCCGCGGTTGCGGTGATATCGCGGCCGTGGAGGGTGAGCAGGTAGCCGCGGGACCGTGCCTGCAGCGTCACCTGGGCGCCCTCCCGGGTCACCATGCCGTAGACCGATTGCGGAATCGGTGTGTTGTTCGTCCAGGACACCACGACAGCGTGGACTGCGTCGTTCTTGTTGCCGCCACCTGATGTGTCGTAAGACTTTGACACCGAAGGCACTTCGGCGCCTTTGAGGTGGCGCATCTGCATCCAGGGCAGCGGAGCTATGGCGTCGCCGACGATCCCGAAGTGCTCGCTCATGCCGAACCAATCGGCATCGCGAACGCCAGCAGTCGAGTCCAGCGGGCTTGTGCTTCCCAGCGCGGCTCGAACTCTGAAGGGGTGGTCCATACGCCTGGGGTTTGGACAGCGGCCAGGTATCGGAAGTGCAGGGAATCCTGCGCGTCGAGTTGGCCGACGTTGACCCAGGCTTGGGAGCTGTCTCCGTCAGCGAAGAACCGTCCGAACAGCAGCTTGTCCGCGGCGTTTTCGGGTCGGTCCACCTGTCCCCTGCCGCCGAATGAGTCCTGGATTACCGAGGGAAAGTCAGCTGTGGGCGACTTGCCGACAGCCCAGGACCAGGCGTCGTGAATCACTACGGTGCCCGGGTTTTGGGCAACGATGCTGCGGGGAGCCCGGATGACTTGCACGGTGATGTACACCGGGTCTGGGGTGTTGTTGAAGTAGGTGAGATCACCGTCGATCATCGTCACCGGGTCGGGTGATCGGCTGATCTGCCCGTCCTTCTTGGACTGCAGGAATCGCTCAGCGACGATGCTGGGGAACCAGTTTCGCCTCATGTCGAGCCCGTTGACGGTGGAGAGCATGTACTCCGAGGTGCACACCTTGATGCTCATCCGGTCACCACATTTCCCTGCTGCGGGAAGGCCCGCATTTCAATGCGCGTCCAGTTCGCGCGGGCCTCGTGCTGCGGCTGATTCTTGTTCGCGTTGTTCGACCACGGCGGCGGGGTCCACACATAGCAGCGGTACCAGAGGTTGAGCGTGGCTCCTGGATCGATCGGGCCCACCCATTCGTCCATGCTGTTGGCGTCGGCCCATCGCCACTGTCGTCCAGGGTTGGGCTCCGCGACGCTGTTCGTTCCCAAGTCCCAGGCCGATCCGCACTGGGAGTTGTAGATGCCGGTGGTCACCGGCATCGCGGCATCCGTGTCGATCGCAGTAGTCCACCGGTCGCGGAATTGGATAGCGTTCGGGTTCGAGGTGAGCCATGACCGCGGCCCGCGCGTAACGCGGATCAGCACCATCTGCGGCAGCGGGGAATCGTTGCGCCAGGACGCTTTCTGGTCGATCAGCAGCTTGCCGGGCAGCGCGATCAGCGGCGCGATGATCGAACCGTCACCGCCCGAGAGTGCCCGGATATCGACCACAGGGCGTACCAGCGCCCACGGTTGGAGCCGCAGCTGACCGGCCGCATCGGTGGTGAGGTTCTCCCCGATGCAGACGTTCGGCTCGGTGTACTCCGTGATCGCCACGACCGTGAGGTTACGGAGCCGGGGTGAGCGTGGTCGTCAACGTCAGCCCGTCTGCGTCGGGCCAGTCGGCGACGAACGACTCCGTGCGATAGAGCGCCCCAGAACTCGCCGAGACGACCAGCCACGAGTTGCAGCCGGTGGCGTCGTCGTCGTCAAACACGCTGCGCAGCGCGATGGTCGGGTTCTCGGGATAGTCCGGGTGGGTCTTCACCGAACCGCGCAGGTATCCGTCCATGGCGGCAGGGTAGCGAGCAGCGGTGCCGGCGCCGGTCACTCAACGGCGAATTCGGCGCGGTAGTCGGCGGGCGTGAGTACGCGGATTTGGCCGGTCGAGGAAACGACGATCCAGCGGTCGGCGAGGGCGATGAGTTCGGCTGAGCCGTCGCGGCGCGCGAGTTGGATACGCCAGGCGGTGGGGTTTTCTACTTCTTGGGAACCGTGGATGATGCCGTAGTGCAGCTTGCGGGCGGTCAGCAGCGAGTCGATCATCATCAAGGTCTGCGCGGCGCTCTGCGGTGTGCCGTCGAAGTACATGGCCTGGTAGGTGGTCTGTTTCAGCGGTGTCGCGTTGGTGAATCCCATGATTTCTCTATGCCTTTCGCGGTGCGGTCTTAGGGTTTGGGTTCGACGATGATGTGGCGGTCGGAGAAGGTCGCGGTGCTGGTGCTGGTTTTGTAGACGGCTTTGAACGTGGTGGTGCCCGGGGTCAGGCCGGTCAGGTGGATGCGGCGCGCCAGGGTGCCGAACAGTCCGGCGGTGACGGTGCGCCCGTAGGCGGCAGTGGCATCGGTTGCGGCGCGGGTGTTGGCGCCCGAGAGCGCACAGCCCATGTATCCGGTTTGCGCGGCAGCCCCGCCGGAGGAGTACGCGGCCGACACATCGATAGTGACCTCACCGCTGGCGGGCACGTTCAGAGTGACCGAAGGCCCGGGAGTGGTCAGGTCCACGTAGGCGGCGGTGCTGTTGGTGCCTTGGGCGGTCGCGATGGTGCCTGAAACGATGCGGGCGGGGGTGCCGGTGTCCAGGAACGCGAACTGTGACATCGAGCCGGGCAGCGCCGGGTCCGAGGATGCCCAGCCGCCGGAGCGGTAGGCCGCGCCCATCAGGGAAGTGGCACCGGAGTCGTTGTAGGAGTCGAACGCGGTCCCGTTGACCCCGACGGTGAAGGTGCGGGCGGCATCGGAGGTCAGGGTGAAAGCGTTGAACGGGATCGCCGCCCCGACCGTGCCGGTCTTCCACGCGGACTTGACCCCGGAAGCCACCCGGCCCAGCTCGTAGTGCGTGACACCAGAGACATCCCAGATCCACAGATAGACGTAATCGGTAAACCCCGAATTGGCGCGGATGATCAGCATGTAGCCGCCGGCCGCCCCGCCGGGCGCGATGGTGCGCCACTGCCCGGCCGCGGTCATCGAATCGGTTTGGGCGACCCCGGTGTTGAGTTTGAGTGTGGGCAAGATCAGGGTGCCCATGGCGGTGAACTGCGGCGGGATTGGTGCGCGGGCGCGCATCCAGATCTTGGCCGGGCCGCCGGTGCCACCCTTGGTGTAGTTGCCGAACAGGCCACCGTTACCGCCCGCACCGCCACCGGCCACGCCACCGGTGCCCGCGTTGCCGGTACCCCCGGATCCGGCGGTGAAGGCCTCCCCGAACGCCGACAAGGTTTGGGGGCTGATGGTTTTCCCGTTCTGCCCGCTGCCGCCGCGCCGCGCCCCCTCACCGCCTGCGCCGCCCGCCACGGTGGCCACCGGTGTGCCGGTGGGGCTGGTGATCGTCGAGGTATCACCAGCGCTGCCGTTATCGCCGAAGCCCAAACCCTCGTCTTGCCCGCCCAGACCGCCGCCGCCGGCGAAGATCGAATACGCCCCAGCCTCGATGGGGAAGGTGCCGGTGGCCCACGCTCCGGGATAGCCGCCGACACCGAATGCTCCCGAGCCGCCTTCACCGGCACCGCCACCACCGGCGGCCGGCGCGATCACATACTCGCCGTACCCACCTGCCGCCCATGCCGGAGGTGTCCACGGCGCAGTGCCCGGACCGGTGAATACGGTGGTTTCCGCCGGGCGGAACGTGATCGAGGCACTGAATCCGCCGACATCGGAGAGGATGTTTTGCAGCGCATTGATCGCCGCGCCTTGGGAATTGACCGTGTTGACCAGCGAAGCCATCGCCGCGTTAGCCTGCTCCTGGGATGCCCGGGGCACATTGTTGCCGCCGAACTGATTGAACAGCTGGGTCGGGATCGACGCCAGCGCCTCGGCCAATCCTTCGACCGCCTGACCGGCCACACCAGGGGTGTTGCGGATCGCGTTAATACCGGCATCGATCGTGCTCTGAACGCTGGTCTGCGCGGCACTGGCCGCCGACGACGCGGCGCTCGCGTCGGCCATCGCGGTTGCGGCATTCGTGCCCGCGGTGTTCGCAGTTGATTTCGTCCCCAGGAAATCAGCAACAGATGCCGCAATGCTCGCCCACGATCCACCACTGAGCCACGATGTCCAATTGCCCAGCCCCGTAGCCGCATTGGTTCCGGCAGTCGCCGCGGTGCTCTTGGTGCTCAGGAAGTCGGACACCGCGGCACCGACGTTGGCCCACGAACCCCCGGTGAGCCATGACGTCCAGTTCCCGAGGCCGGTATTCGCATTCGTCGTCGTACTCGAGAGCTCCGACCACTTCGCCGTCAACCAGTCGGTGATCGAGGTGAACGTCTTACCGTTGCCGCCCGTGACGGCCTCGGCGATCTCCTGCTCAGAAACCTGGCTGCCGCGCTGGCTCAAATCAACCGCAACGGGCGTCGGTTCCTGCCCGACTTCAAGCACTTCACCTGGGCTGGTCGCCATGAGTCGGCCGGCGACCGCGGACAGAACCCACTTCCCCACCCGGATTGTTCGCGGATTTTCGAGTGCTGAGAGCCGCTGCGCCACCTCGCGTGTCCACTCCTGGTCGGTGCGCGGCGCCTGGCCTGGAACTCGGCTCACTGTGTCACCGCCCCTTTCTGGGCGATCTCCACCAGTTCCGGTAGGTCGTCGTTGACCGAAGCCAGCGTGAGCGCCACGGCTCCGTCACCGGTGACTGTGACGTTCTGCAGTTCCATCAGTTGCAGCACCCCCAGTGCTTCGACGTTGAACCGTACTGACGGGATCAGCTGCGAAATGTCTAGCGGAGCATCAGGATGCAGCACGGCACCGTCAGAGAGCACCAAGGTGTCTTTGATGGCCCCGGTGTAGCGCACGTATTGCTTGGCTGCGCGGTCGACGTTGGAAACACCGAACATGTCGTCGATGTTGTTGATCGTCTGCAACCGCAGACCGCCCATCGGCACGCTGGCGCGAGCCAGGTTGTCGCCGCCGCGCAGTAGGACATCGTTGTAGGTCTGGCTGCCATCACGCACGATCGAGAACTCCCCGCCCGTGAAGTCGTCTTCGCCGAGCGCCACAATCGATTTGAGCTGGGCCGGGCCCAGGATGGGCACACCGCCCACGACTGTCCAGTGCAGCCCCAGCCCGACGAGCCGATCGAACGTCGCACTCATCATCTGCTCGTCGGCGATAGCCTCGAAATCGAAGTGGTCGCCGCGCGGGTCCACGCGTTCGATGGCTCGAGTGTTCAGTCCGTGGTGGGCGATCATCGCGGCCCACAGCTCGCCCGCGATCTTCGAGGGGTCGGCTGCATCCCAGTTTTTCGTCAACGGGCAGCGGGTGCGGGTCATCAACGCCGACATATCCCGCGCGGAAATGGAGGTTCGTGAGCGGCTAGCTGAGACCCGCTGGATCGGTCCTGACCAGTACAGCTCGCGGCCCTGATCATCGAACACGTCGATCCAATGCAGCCACGGTGTGATGTCCATGCGGCCGGCGTCGATCACGCTCGGCACGGTCATTTCCAGCACCGATACTTGCCGCTGCTCGCGGGTCCATTTCAACGACTCCTGATGCGTGGCCAGGAATTGGTCGAGTTGCTTGCCGCTGGCGGTGCGCAGCGACACGATCTGTTCAGTGCTGATGACCGGCACGGCTCACGGCTCCCGATCGGTGAGTGTCATGGTGACCTCGAATTGCGAGGTGCTAGCTGTTTGAACGATGAAATCCCAGCATGTTTCGCGGTCGATACGTGGTGGTCGCCAGGGCGCGCCGTTGGGGGTGCCGACGATCCCGACGGCGCGGTGCTTGCGGTCGTCATAGATGGCCCAGTAGCGCCCCGAGATGCCGTCGAGGACCAGCTCTGTCAGTGGTGGCAGACCCGATACCTGCAGCGGGAATCGGTTGTCTTCGCAGCGCACATCGGTGCCGCACACCCGCAGAAACGCTTGCAGTGTCAACGGCGTCCCGCCGAGGTTACGGATCGCGATACTGACCGCGGTGTCCCGGCAACGGAACGCGTAATCCATGGTGGGGATACGGAAGCTGTACTTGTCGATCTCGCCGACCGGCAGGCACCCGCCGCACACCGGCGGCGGAGTGTCCAGGATCGCGATCTCCTCGGGCACGCAGTCAGCGGAGAACAGCACCGGCATGTCCGAACAGGTGGAGGGCTTTTCGCAGTCGGCAGCGTGAACCCAGTTGACCGGCTGCCTGGTGATCTCGTCCCAGTCGACCGGCACCCTTACCTGCGGCAGGTAGGCATAGGGCGAGAGCACCGTCATTTCCCAGCTGATGCGATACAGGTTGGCTTGGTGATGCTGGCCGGCCTGGGTGTTGTATTCCGAGATGATCCGCGGCTCTTTGGTCAAGACAACGCCATGCACCTCACGCACCAACGATGCCGGATCGACGCCCGAATGCGCTGGGCTGGCAGCAAGATAACGCAGAACGCTGGTGTTGTCGTCGATGGTGTCCCGCAGGATGCAGGACAACCAGTCCATGCCAAACTCGACGCCAGCGTGAGTGCAGGCGATCATCAGCGCCTCGAACGTGAGGGTGCGTGACAGGTCTCTATGCGGGCCGGCCGCGGCCCCTGATCCGGTCATCTGGGTGATGGGCCGTTCTACCGGTGTTGCTCCCAGGCCGTCGATTTTCATCACCCATACGCCACCGAACTCTGTGGATTCGGGCAGTTCGGTGCTGTACCACGGTGCCAGCTCGGGTCGATAGATGTTGTCGCCCAGGAATTCCCGAAGACCTGGCCACGAATCATCGTAGGTGACGATTGTGGAGCACGAGCCGCAGAACGCGATCGGACCCCAGCACGTGCCGTTGATCTCAAACAGGCCGGGCCCCAGCCGGCGGGCACCGTTGGGCGGCGTGAGCAGGCCGGGGCTCACTTCGGTGGAGCTGTCGGGGATTTCGTAGAACCCCGGAAATTCGGTGGATTCGATGAGCGCGCAGTCGGTGCTCGGATCGTCGCCAAAGACACCGATGTCGCTGGTTGGCACATCCTGGCCCAGGTGCGCGATCACCCGGGAGCTGTTGGCGATCTCCACGCCGTTGAGGGCGAAGTATCCGCGGTAGGCCATCAGCTCATCAGCTCCAACAGTCCGGCGCGGACGTTCTCGCCCGCTCGTGGGCCGCCCTCGACGTTGATCTGCGCGGTCACGTACGTGGGGTTGCCGCTGGCGCCGCCAGGGTTGCGTTCCAGGGCGGCGATCATGCGCTCGAAGAGGATGGTCTGTTGCGGCGATAGGACGCGCTCTGGCCGGATCGTTGCCTTGGGCATCATGCCGACACCGCGCGCGAGGCCGCCCCGATCGAATGATCCGCCACCCAGGATGGCCAGCAACGGCGCGAACAGGCCTGTCAAGCCGCCGCTGAGTGCACCGATGATGGCCAGCGGAATTTCGAGCGCCGCGGTGATCGGTGCGGCGATCAGGTTCTCCAGCAGCCCGCCACCGAAGATGGCGTTGACGATGTCCGGGAAGTAGCTTTGCAGCCCTTCGCCCAGCATGTCGATGATCACCCCTGCCGCCTCGACGGCGAGCTGGCTGCCGATCTCGGCGATGATGTCCACGCCCGCCTGCCCACCTGAGCTGATGAGAGCGGACACAATGCCGCCAGCGCCCGGTGCTTGGGTGTTGACCGCGGCGCCGGCCGCCGATGCTCCCGCTTGGATCGCGGCGTTGGCAACGGCTTTCGCGATCGGCACGATGACCTTCTCGATGATGTATTTGATCAGCGCCTCGATCACTATCTTGAGGATCCGGATGCGTTCCTGTGCTGCTTCTTCCTCGCTGGTGGATGAGCGGTCGACGAGCGCGGAGGTGTCGTTCATCAGGCGTCCGCTGGCATCGAATGCTTCGAAGTCGCCGCGGAACTGGCGGAACTCGTCGGTCATCTCATTGAGGGTGTCTCGGGCTTCGATCTCGACACCCAGCACCCGTAGCAGCACACGAACCAGCAGGTTGACGATGGCGCCCAGGATCGGGATCTGCGATACGCCAAAGAATTCCGCGCCCACCGTGTCGTTGACGTTGACTCCGCCGCCGGTGGCGAACCCGCGCACACCACCGTGGCGGGCAAGGGCGGCCCGGAACGCGTAGACACCAGCATGCCCACCCATGCGGGCTACGTCGTCGGTGGTGAGCACGTGTTCGTTCGGCATTAACAGCGCCGGAACGGAATCCTTGCCCGGGATGCCGCCATACACTGGGCCGCCGGTGGCGAAGAGTGCGCCGGCGATGTTGCCGCCGATGCCGGCTGCAGCTCCGCCACCGCCGCCGTCGGCTGGGATCGCGCTGCGGACCGCATCGGCGATCGGTGGTGCAGCCGCCTGCCCCAGGGCGGTACCGATCTGGCCGCTCACGCTGTCCTTCAAGCTCTCCAGGGCCGATTGCACACCCGCCTTGACGACCGGCTCCAGCGCTTCCTCGTTGAGTTTGGCGTTGGTCTGCTCGATGACATCGACGAGTTGTTCACGCATGGCGTTGAGTTGGGCGTTGACGCTGGTGAATGTCCGGTCAAGTAAGGCGCCTGTGTCGGAGAACATGCGTCCGCTGGCGTCGAAGGCCTTGCCGTCGTTGGTGGTGAGTTCTCCTGCGTCGCCGCCGGCGCGGGTGAAGTCTTCGACATTCAGGCCCATGGCCTTGGCAAGTGCCAGCGGGTTGCGTTCCTTGACGAGCTGATTGAGCTCGGTGTAGTTGGCGTTCTTCTTGTTCCAGGGCTCCTGGCCGAGCCCGGCGACCGCGCTCATCATGTCGCCTGCGACGTTTGACGCGGCTAGTCCACCCGACTGCGACAGCGCACCAAGCATTTGGTCGCCCATGCCGCGCATTTGGCCGTCGAAGTTGGTCACGTAGACCGGGACCACGCCGCTGCCCATGCCGGCCAGACCGGGGGCACCGCCTGGCATCGGCAATCCGGGCATGCCCGTGGCCGCGCCGGCGGCGACCTTGGCGTGGATGTGGTCCTGGTGTCCGGCGACGGTGGAGCTGTTGCCGTTGAAGTCTTCCCACTTGTCGCGCCAAATTGTTGAGTCCAGGCCCAGCGCAATGTAGTTGGCGCGCAACGCCGCGTTGATACGGTCGCCGAGTTCCTTGTTTTGGCCGACCATGATGTCCAATGCGCGGCCGCTCGGGTGATCGGAGATAGCGTCCTGGCGCACTCCCCCTATCTCGCGGACCTCGGGGAAGTTGGTGGCAATGAAGTCCCACAGCTGGTTCGCGTTGGGTTGCAGCCCTGACTTGGAGCCCTTCGGGCCGCCGCCTGCCGGGAGCGCCGCGATTGCGGTGCCGTTGGGAACCGCTGTCCTGCCGAGCTTGTCACGGAACGTCTGCAACGAGCTGATCAGCGCGCTGTTACTCGAGTTCAGGGAGCCGGTGTATCCGCCGCCGCCGATGATCTGCTCAACCAGCGCGGCGATAGCGTCGTCTCCGAGGGCACCCCGTTTCTTGTTCCGTGCGGTGGTGATCGCCCGGATGACCGGGTCATTGGCGTCCAGACCAGCACCGACGAGTTCGGCTGTCAGTTTGCCGCTCTTGGCGAACTTTGACAGCAGCGCCGCGTACTGCGCGTATCCGCCGGCACCCACACCACCGATTCCGCCGATACCGCGGGGCAGGTAGGTGCTCGGGTCCTCGCCAATCCACTTCGCCGGATCTCCTCCCAGCGCTTGGATCGCCGCCGCGGCGGCCTCGTAGCCGGGATTGCGTGCCTTGATCGGTGTGCCGAATGGCCCCATCCGTGCCGGCGAATTGCCAGTGGCCGATGCGACGCCGTCGGAGGCGATGGACTTGATGGCATCCGAGGTCGCGGGCAGCGGACCTCCGCCCTTGCCGGCCAACAGGTCCCGGATTTGTCGCAGCACTCCGAGTTCGGTGTTGTCATCCACGCCAGGAATACCTGCCACCGCACCGACCACGCCGCCGTCGGCGTATCCCCTGCGGGACAGACCGCTACGGAACCGGCTGTTGATGGCGTAAATGGCTGCAGCCCCACCCAGGCCGCGCACAGCCTCGGGGATGAGCACGCCCTCGCCGCCGGACATCGGTACCAGCATGTTGTCGACACCGGGAGACCAACCGGGCAGCACGCCGCCGTCGGCGCGGCCAGGCGGCACCGCGGGAGTCATTCCCTGCGCCTGGATCATCATGGTGATCGTCTGCTGCTTGTACTTGAGGATGAACGCTTCGACCTGGGCTTGTGCCGCACTGGTGTTGGCCTTGACCTGGATCTCGTTCTCCGAGACCTTGGTGATCTGGACATCCAGGGACTCAAGGTTTTTCATCACCTCGGGCGACGGGTCTTTGATCTTGACCTCACCCTCGGGCAGTGCCTGGATGTCCGATGCCAACTTCTGGACGTTGGCCTGTACCTCGGGCAACGCACCGGCGCCGATCAACTGACCGAGGTTAGTTCCTTGCGGGGCGGGCACGTTTTGCCCCGTCGCGCCGGGTATCGGCAGGAACGTGGTCGGTTGCTTCTGTGGAGGCAGAGCAGGGGGCGGTAGCGTTGGTAGCGGGAACGAGGGGGTGTACGGCGTCACGCCGCCCAGGTTCACGCCGGGCAGTGGTTGACCCTCGGGACCAATCACCGCGCCGTTCGGGCCGATGCTGTACCCCGGAAGTTTCCCGGCCTGAATCTGCGCGAGCATGCCTTGCGACAGCGACGGTCCACGGTCGACCGGAAGCATCGTCTTGAGGTCGATGCCACTGGGGGAGATAACCGGCGGCGGTGGGTTGTCATGGTGCTCCTGCCACGACTTGTCCCACTCGGCTTTGCCTTCTTCCAGGCGCTTGCGAGACAGCTCGAACAACGACACACCGGCACCAATCATGGCGCCGAGCGCAGCACCCCACGGACCGCCCATCAGGCCACCGGCCAGGGCACCGCCACCGATGTTGGCGGCGAACCCTCCGGCCTGCGCCAACCCCGAATCCGAGTTGATCAAGCCGCCGCCGATCTGGAATGCCGCCGCGCCGATGCCCAGACCTGCCAGCGCCTTGTTGATTCCCCCTGCCGCTGTCCCTGCCTTCCCAGGTAAACCGTCCAGGGCCGACCCGATGCTGTTTACCCCGGACAGAACCGAGGTAATGCCGGAGATCGTTCTCCACGCCAGGAATGCTGTGACGACACCGGAGATGCCGCCTGGCATCGAGTTGAGAAGGTCGGTAACCATTTTGAGGATCGGCAGCAGCACCGCGGTCCACTGCTTCATGCCGTCGTAAACATCGCCAAGGAGCGAGGCGACGTTGCCCAGGATCGGCATCCACTGCTTGATCTGCTCGCGTCCCTCTGTGAAGAACTTGATCAGCTTCTCTTGGCCCTTGTCCGATGCCAGGAAGTCGGCCAGCGCGCCGGACCCGCCGTCGAGCGCGGACAACAGACCGCCGTCGCCGCCAGCGGCTTTGGTGATCGAGGCGATGATCTTGCCGATGTTCAGCAGTGTGTTGCCCAGATGGTCGGCACCCTCGATGCCTTCGGTGATCCATTTGTCGAGGTTGCCGTTCTCCACCGACCGGGTGATCCAGTTGTCGAATCGCTTTGTGACAGCGGTCAACCCGTCGGCGATACGCGGCAGGAAGTCGCTGCCCTCGGCAGTCAGTGTGCCGAAACCGTGGATCAGCGGTTCGATCGCCGCGTTGGCGCGGTTCTGCGCGTCGGCGGTGTTGCCGAACAGCTTGTCCAAGATTGACTGCGAGGAGTCCAGGCCGCCGACGCGGCCCAGCTCCTTGAACGTGGCGTTCCATGCCTTCGATATGCCGCCGAGGCCCTTCTCCAAGGTGGGTATCGATTTGTCGGTCAGTTCGGTGATGCTCTGATCGACGCCTTCGAACATGTTCTGCGCCACGATGTCGCGCTGCAGATGCTCCAGCTGAGGGCGCGCGGAAACTATGGCCTTGACGACGCCCTGGACCGCCGGGGCAAGGCCCTGCATTGCCTCGGCAGCTTTCTTGATGTCCTTCGGGTCGCCCGACTTCGCGGCCTCCCACGATGCCTTCACCGCGTCGGACAGGCCGTGGAACCCCAACACCGCGGTGCCGATCGACGAGACCATGCCGCCGATGACGCCAGGTACAACGAATCCGACCTGGACGAGCTGCTGCAGTGCCCCGGTGAGGTTGACAACGGCCGTGGTCGCGGCCGGAAGGCTGCCGACACCGAGTGAAATCGCATTCAATCCCATGGGGCTGGAAAGGAAACCTCCCCTGCCGCCATGCCATCTGACACCGCCGCCAGAGCCGCCGCCTCCCCCACCTCGGCTACCGCCGCCTGGCGGTGGTCCGGCCGGGGTCGGTGCAGCTGCCGCAGCGATCCGCGCCGCCGCGTTCGCTTCCCAGGCTGCTGTCTGCTTTTGGATGGCCCGGGTGGTCGCGTTGATCGACCGTGTCGAAACGCTCTCGCCAGCACGCGCTTTGGCTGCCGACTTGGTGTGCTCGTCACCGATGTCCTCGACCGCTTCGGCAACGGCCCTGGCTGCCGCTGTCTGCTTAGCGGAGGACTTTTCAGCCGCACGCGCGGCCTCGACATACTCACGCTCGATTCGATCAAGCTGCGCTTGAAGCCTCGCCATGGCGGGCCCCATGTGCTTTTGCACAGCAGCAGTGATCTCGTCGTCAAGGTTCGAACCGTCGATCGACAGATCAAGGCGAATCGAGCCGACGGGCGTGGTCACCGGCTCAAGCTAGCGAGGTGGGGTGCTACTTCTCGGCCTCGCTGTTCACCGCTTCCGGTGCCTTCGATACCTTTTCGAATTGCTCGACACCTTCGTTGAGCAGCGCGCCGATCAGCTCCCCGATGGTGTTGGCGTTGTATCCGGTGTCGTCCGGGTTCATCAACCGCGAGTAGACGTGCTCGTAGGTGCCTTCCGACAGATGCCGGGCGATGAACAGGCCGCTGATCTCGTTCTTCATCTTCGCCGGAACGTACTTGCCCATTCCCAGCGATAGCGCCGACATGGCCTGTGGTGTGGGAACCCGGATTTCGAGCTTGTCGCCACCAAACTCCAGGAACTCGTGCGGCCACCCGCTGGGCGTCGCTATCTCGGTACTGGCCCGGACCGCTGGCAGCGCATCACCGTGGGCAGCTGGTTCAGTGACTACCTGCGTATTAGGCGCGATGACATCTTGTTCGACGGCGCCGGCTGCTGCCGGTTCGGCCGGTGCAGGGGCGGACGGCTGGAGAGGTTCCGAGGCGGGTGTGGTCATGGCGCGTAGCGTGCCGAGCAGGGGTGCAGCCGAACGATTCACTCGCAGTGAATAGTTGGTCAGCGTTCCCGCGATGCCACTCGCATTCCGGCGTTGCGCAGAAATGGTCGCGCCTTCGTTCCCGGGTGGTGCACCAGCTTTGCGAACACCGTGCGCCCGCCTATCTGGAACCGCAGCGCTTTGGCGTTGCGTGGCCGGATGAGGTGAGGCCGCGAGCCCTCGTGGACGTATAGCGCGTAGCGGGCGTTGTTGCCGACGCTGCCGGAAATCGTTCGGGGGCCGGTGAAACCGATGTGTCCCTCGTTGACCTGGCGGCCGAGGTTGCCGGTGCGAACGGGGGCGTCGACGCGTGCCTGGTTGGCGATACGGCGCTGCAGGGACGCCATCCGGCGCCGGCCGAAAGACCGGGTCTGGTCGTTGAGCTCTCGTTCGTGAAGCTCGAAGCGCCCTCTAACTCGCGCCATCGGGCTGCGTCTGCGGTGCGTCCGAGTCGGCGGTCGGCGACCGGCGTGCGCCGCGGACACGCTTGGCCGAGGTCTCCGTGTCGGCCTCGGTGTGCGGGCTGTCGGCAGCGGAATCCGGCTCGGTCTCCTCCGCTGTTTCGGCTTGCGCGGTGCTTTCGCTGCTGGCCTCGCCGCTGGGGGCTTCAGGTTCGTCGAGGCTGCCGTCCACCACGACGGCGCCACCGATCTGCACCAGCTTGCGGACCTCGTCGGTGACGGCCACTGTCTTGCGCACACCCCGCGCCAGAACCGTGGTCGGTGTCAGGCTTCCCTCGATCGTGACGTAATGCCCCACAGCGCACCCTCTCTCATAGCGACACGTAGGCCATACCGGTCCACGCGATCAGCCCGCCCTCGGGCCCTTGCGGCGCGATGGTATCGGTGGCTACTGCACGATCGGGCTTCGTCAGCGCGGTGGCCGCCAGACACAACGCCGTTTCGATCCGGAACGAGTCATCCAGGCTGATCTCGGCCTCCGATTCGAGCACCGGCCACTTCGGTTTGGCTGACATGTCCGCGCACCGTGCGATACCGATCTCGACCGCCAGTGCCCGCACCACATCTGCGGTCTTGCAATCCCGGGCGGCAACGTAGGCAGCGGGAAAATCACTGCGCCGGCTGCGGTATCGGCGATCCACCCGCACCCAGAGCAGCGGCTCTTTGCAGCCCGTTGCCGGTCCGTGCTCGGGATCCCAAACGGACAGCGGCAGCGGCCCGTCGCCGGCGAAGAACCGCACATCCTTGGAGCCGCCACCGAGCGGCGGTTGGACCGAATCTGCCGGGTTGAAGGCCTTTTTCATCGCGTTGATGAACTCGTTGACGATGTCGGAGGCTGGATCGTGGGGATTCACAGCACCTCCGGTGCCTGCTGGAGTCGATGCGGATTGACCGCGGACAGCCACAGGTCCACCTCGCTTAGCCCCGTCTTGCCTGCGGCGAGGATCTTTGTCGGATCGAATTCGTGGCTCACACCGCGGCGGGTGGTGGCCACCACGGTGCGCGGCAGGCGGCATGTGTCTTCGTCATCGCAGGCGGCAACAAATTCGCGGGCCAGTTGGCCTACCAGTTTGTCGACGCCAGCTGGTACGGGGTTGCCGCGTGCGTAGGTTACCGACCAGGTTCCGGGCTCCCCGAGCGGCCTGCCGAGATCTTGGCTAGGCCATGCACCGTCCTTGCGGTACAGGGCGTTTCCCTCCAGCTGGTAACCGGAGTCATCGAGCACCGCGCCGTCGATCCGCACGTCGGTGATCGACGCGACCGGGCCCGGCAGATGCACTACCCGCGGGCCCGTGACCGAGCAGCCCCCGATACAGCCACACGGCCAGTTCACCCATTGGCCGGCATCGAGTGTCAGAACGGTCGAGCTGTATCCGAATCCCTGCGCGTAGGAGCGACAGGGCCGCGCTGTGGTCGGGCAGGCGCCGAACTGGCGGCCGGACAGCGCCCACAGCACGTGCACGGCAATGTCTTCGGCGTTGCTGCGCCGCATCAGTTCCAGGTTGTGGGCCGCTTGTTCCTCCGCGGTCGGGCTGGTGCCGAGTTCGGGCAGCGGCGGCAGACAGCTCCGATCGATCGGCCAATCGCAGGACATGGGGCACACGGTAGGAGTCGGGGGTGCTTACACATGACGAAACGCCCGGGGGCCGTGACACCCCGGGCGTTTCGCTCGCCTGCTCCCCTACGCCGGTGTGACGGTGGCGGCACCGCCAGTCAGGCCCGTGCTGTCGGCGCTAAGCGCCCCCAGAGCCGGGTCGAGCTTCACGGTGTAGCTGCCTGCCGTACCGGACACCTGGACCTGGCCCACCTCGACGTTGGGCAGCGCCTCGATCGCCGACTGCACCGCCGCGGGCAGCGCGGTGGCCGCGATGTCGGCGGTCGGCTCAGTGCCGACCTTGGCCTTCCAGTTCCCGGTGCCGGTAACCGCGACGGTGTACGTCTTGGCCTTGCAGATCGGCTGCGGCGGAGCCACATCAGCGGCGTCCACACCGAAGTACGCCTTACCCGGACCGGTAAAGATCGACTGCACCGCCAGCTCGCACGCACCCTCGGTGGGCGCCGGCGGCGGCACCGGGGTCCGGAACAGGATCAGGTGGTTGTCCGAGTCCTTGCTGTACATGGGAACCAGCAGACGCCCCGGTGTGCCGGCGGGGTCGATCGCGGCCACGTTATACGGGCCCCGTCCCCAGCGCTTGGGCGCGATCGTGCGACCCGTCAAGGTGAAGTTCGACGCTTCGGCGCCAACAGGGATTGCGCCCGAGACGAACTCATTGCCCGCAAAAGCGAGATAGCCGTATTGGCGTCCGGATGCCGCCGCGGAGAAGATCGAGTCATCCAGCGGCTCGGGGCAGTCGTCGTCGCCCTGGCCGCCAGTCCAGATCTCGAACATGACGCCCGACTTGTCATCGACGGACTTGCTGTCGATCACGCCGATCGGGTTGCCCTCATGGTCGAGCACCCGCGCCCAGCCGAGGATCAGCGACCACAGGTCGGGGTCAACGCCGCACAGCTGCAGTTCGGTGTTCCACCAACGGCGTTCGGCCGGGGTGCGATCACTGATACACTCCTTGCCCGCGGCGGTCTCTTGGGTGATCTCGTTGGCTTCCTTCATATTCGGATCCAGGTTGACCCGAATGAATCCCTCGGTGACGATGCGGTTGGCGTTGCCCTGGATGGGCAGACCGCACGAATCCACCTTGGTCACGCGGAGCGCATAGCCCTTAACGACTGCGAATGCCATGTGCTGGCTTCCTCCTGCTATCAGGCGCTTCGCGCCGGTCCATTACGTTTTCCGAGGCTGCGGCGAACAGTAAAAGGGCGGGGTGCATCAGATCTCTTCGCGTAATTCGGCCGGGACCGCCGGAGTTGGCTTGCCGGGCGCGTGTTGGCGCGCCCACTCCATCCACTCACGGATATAACGGACAGCAACGCGCAGTTTGGAGCTGAGCTTGTCTCGTTCGGTTTCGACGGCCTTCACATGGGTTTCGAGATTCCGGACGCGTCGCGTGGTCAGCCCCTGCCAGGCGGTCAGGATGGCGACGATGACTCCGCCAATGGCCTGGATCTGGTCTGGGCTCACTCGAGTGACCTTCGCCGATGTAGTGAGGCAGTCCCACGCTCGCCGACATGCACTGCGGCCAGGCACTTGGCGAAGCTCGCCGCTGCCATACCGCCCGCGACGCTGGCCGCGGCAAGCCACGGAAAGTACCGGGCGTCAACAGATTGCGTAGCTTCGGCACCAACACCGAGACCGCCACCTACAAGGAACCCTTGTGCCGCAGAACTCACGGTGCGCTCCACCGCGTCCTTCCAGAACTCCCGGGTAAACAGATCGCTCACGAGTTCATCGCCTCTGAAGCGTGCTTAGCGATGGCCGCGAACACTGCTTCCTTGTTGGGCAGCTCCTTGGTGTCCAGCCCCTTGGACGCGGCATAGGCATCGAGCTGCGGCCGCTTCCAGTCCAACTCAGGATCGCCCTCTGGCCAAGCCTTCGGCGCGAAATCACCTGTAGGAAGCGGCTCCTGGGTGGGGTCGCCGATGGCTGTACCTTCGGCGTCGGTCGAAACCGGTTCAGCGAGCGGCAACGCCGCGCCCGAGCCGTCGTCGCCCGTGGTCGCGTCGGTCATTGCTGCTGGCGGTGGTCCATCGTTGGAGTCATCGGCGTCCACTTCGTCGAGCAGTCCGGCCTCGCGGGCATTGCCTTCTGGCACTACGTAGACAGCGCGCGGACCCTCGCGGGTCAGTTTCTCGATGGCCTCGGGCGGTGTGCCGACTTCCAGCAGCTTGGCCAATCCGGGGCCGCGCAGCGTCCCGTCGACGAAATCGATGGTGGCGAAGCCCTCCTTGACCACAACCTCCACACCAGCAGGCATAACGTCCAACCCTTCTACGTGATGTTCACGGCGCCGATCAGCGCCTCATATCCGACGACCAGCGACCGCTCGGCGATGGCCTTGAATTCGTTGTGCTGCAGGCTCGGCGCATCGCGCAGCTCCACTGGTCCGCGCCATCCGTAGGTGGGGCTGGTGGCGATCAGCTTGGAGCCCAGCGCCGAGACGTAGCCGCCGCCGAACACCCAGGTGTTACCCAGCGGTGAAACCAGCCGGCCGTTGTTGTAGCGGATCAGATTCGCCTGTGCGGCAGGGGCGGCCAACTCCGCCGACGCGTGAATGACCCCGACTGTGCCGGTGTCCGCGATCAGCCCCTCGATGGCGCCGATAGCTGCCACGATTCCCGTCTTAGCCGCAGGCGTCCCGGCATCGAGCAGCATGCGGGCCGCGAGCGTCTTCTCCGTCTGGATAGGCTCCAGCACGCGGTGTACTTGCTGTGCCCGGACCCGGATCTCATCGCGGCTCCGCTTGAGCAGACTGCAGTCGTCAGATGAGTACGTGGTCTGCGCAATGAAGGCATCTGGGAAGGCAGGACGCTCACCCTTTTTGACGTCGGCGGGTTTGAGCTCAGACTCGGTGGCGTTCCATGGTGCGCTCCAGACGCCGAACTGGGTGCCGCCGCCGTAGTTGAAGACCCGGAACTCGACACCAGACGGCAGCCAGCGCAGCGGTCCGCTCTCGTCGACCCATTGGGTGGCAGCGACGAGCCCGTTGGGTGCTGGGTTGACCAACGGTGCGTCAAACTGCACCGGGGATAGTGCTGCGGTCATGTGGCGCGATTCCTCTCTGCCGGGAAGGCGGGCGGACGTGAATGCCTCGGTTGTTCACGTCCGCCCGCCTCGTCCAATGCGATTCGCCGGGGTCCGCTACGGGGTCGCAGGCGGCGTGTTGCACGCCACGGTCTGACGAGCGCCGATAGCACCGGACACGCAGATCGGCAGCCGCACGATGATCGACTGGTCGCAACGCTTGCCCACCTGCAGCGAGTCCTCGGTGAACACGTGGGTGTACTGGTTGAGCTGCAACTGCTGCAGCGGGTACTGCACACCCAAGGTGATGACGTTGTTCATGGTTCGGAACCAGGTGCCGGCCGGATACAGCATCACGTCAACCGTGGCCGGGTACACCACCGTGGCCATGTTGCCGGGCTGGCCCGCGCCGCGGGTCTGCCAATCCACCACGTACTGCAGGTAGATGTCGCGGACCGCCAGCCAGTTGTCGATCTCCGCGTTGGTGACGGCCAGGAATTCCTTGCCCTCACGCAGCGCAAGGTCGGCTCGCAGCACCTCACGGAACCACACCGGCGCAACGCCTTCGATAGTGGCGTTGTCCGCGAGCCCCTTGTTGTACCGAAGGTTCGACGCCTGCAGCGCCAGACCGTTGAGAACGCCACTAGTTGCTCCCAGCACCGCCCCGGCAGGAACCGCTATCGGAGTGCCCGACCCAGCGACCATCTTGCCGATAGAGATCTGCGAGACACGGTGCTGGTGGGCAACCTGGATCTGCTGCAATGCGTTCTCGATCGCCTCGGGCCAGGCTTGGCGCATCAAGATGCCGGCCTTGGCCGCCCAACCGATCGCCTCCAGGCGCCACTCGAGAAACTCGTCCGGGCACGGCAACTCGATGAGCTTCTTGACCGCGGTCGGATCGCCCTGGGCATTGACAGCCTCGAGCTCGGCTTCGGTGAAGTGCCACAGATTGTCCAGCAGCGCCGACACATCGGGGCTGATCGGGACGCGAACACCGCCGCGAGAGAAGTCGAACGGGAAGTCCGGCAGCGACAGCAGATTCGACGCCTCGGGCACACCGCAGAACGTGTAGACCTGCTGCGACGGGGCGCACCAACCACCAGCAGCGACCAAGCCCTTCGCGTTCGCCGGGCCGTGACCCGGGATGTCGCGGCCGATGGCATCCAGAACCGCGAGCGCCTCATGCTCATTGGCAGGCGCCGGAATCTCCGGAGCCGGCCGCGTCAGGCGGGCGATCGCCTGGGTCGCGTAGTTGCCGTCAGGGCTCGTGCCGGTGCGCTGACGGCCCGAGACGGACCCTGCACTTACAGAGGCAATCGACTGAGCAATCTCGGCGAAACCGACCTTCTCGGTGCCGAACTCGGCGTACTTCGGCGCCGACTGCAGCATGTCCCAGCCCTTGGGCGTCTCACCGCCGGGGGTACCGGAAGGGATCTCACTGTTGCGGACCGCGCCTGCGAACTCGACCTGACGGCCCGAACCTGCGGCAGCGGTGACGGTTTCCGATTCCGCGGCAGCTGCCGCGGTGGCGGCTTCGGCCTCTGCCACCACTTCCGCTTCAGCACCACCGTCACCGTCTGCGGGGGCTGCCTCGCTGTCTGTCACGGTGTCGGCCTCTGGCTCGGCCGCGGGCTTCTCGGTCGCGGCATTCGCGCGGTCGAGTAGGGCGTTGAGGTTCTCGGTCTGTGCCTGATCGGCGGCGGCGATCGAATCGCGCTCGGTCACAACCTTGTCGCGGCTGTCGAGCAAGTACTCGAAACGCTCAGTCTCCTCAGCGCTGAACTCGTCGTTGGCGGCGGCGCGGGCCTGGAATACCCGGATCTCCGCTGTCACAGTGGCAGCCAGCTCGTTGAGCTCGGCGACGGTGGCGGGCAGCGGATCGGGCAGCTTGTCGAACTTCACTGCGTGCTCCTGTTCTCAGAGTGAAACTCTCGGTCTGTTCGATCGCTCCCCGGCACATAGCGCATGACAGGAACTCTCTTGGCCGCAGAACGTAGAGACGGTGCGTGCACACGCTTTTCGAGTAGCAGCCACCAAAAGAGAAACCCGCAGGTCAAAGACCTGCGGGAATCCCTCTGCGGTTAACAGCCTTTAAGAAACTCAGCTGGTGATGAGCTTGATGGTGCCGCCACCATTTCGGCGTTGTTCCTTCTTGGCCTCGATGAGCGTCAGGAACGAAGTGACCGTCTTATCTGGCGCGGTGTATTCGAAACTCTGCACCGTCGCACCGGAAGACGTGACCGAACCGGCGCGTGTGCCCCTGCGGCATCCGCACCCCATCAGGCACGCTCCAGCAGTTGGCTCATCCGCTCGGCCGGCGATGGCTCCCGCGGCAGATCCCCAACGGCCAATGTCGCACGCGTGAGCAGCGCGGCCCGCTTGGCAGCATGGGCGGATTCGGCCAAGGCTTCGGTGACGGCAGCCTTGATGTCATCGCGAGACAGCGCTGTAGTGCCGGATGCTCCCGTGCGCGGCGACATGGAAGCCACCAACGACAACGGGTTGCCTTGTGAGTCGGTTGTTCTGCGGCACAGGAATCCTGGTGTGTTGACTGCCAGCACGGCAACAAGCTCCAGCGAACCACCGTAGGGCCGCCAGTCACCCGACAGTGGTGCAGCCAAGCCCATCTCGATCTTCTCCTGCGTGGCCCACGGAGCCGCGACACCCGACACCCAAATTCCGTGCGCGTCCTCGCCTGCTCGTACGAGCGCAAAGCACGCCTCGGCGTTGTCGTAGTGCGCCTGAGCTTCTGCGTTGCTCACTCCAGACACCGGTGCGTGTCCGATGCCCACGGTCAGCCGACCCACCGATAGTTCAGTGCCATCGGAAAGGCGCACCGGTGGCGAGGAGTGGAAGTGCGCATAGCCGGTGTGCGACCGCGGAGGCGAGATATGTCCGAGGCCAACGGAACGATGCTTTTCTTTGAAGGTGGCGACGTGACCGAAGATCCGCCCCGTTTCGGGGTCGATGGACAGCGGAGTGGGTCCAGCGAGCCCGGGGTCGGAGAACAAGACAGGGGCGTACACGCGTGGTTGGAATTTGGCGGCCATCGACGCGACCAGTGCCTTGTCGCGCGCCTCGCGTTCGGCGTTCAGGGCAATCCTTGTCTGCCCGAATGCAGGGATGGCCACGATGGTGGTGGCGAGTACTTCGGCAGCCGTTGTAGTGGCGAACATCTCGCGGTCGGGGTCGTAGTTTTCCTCTGTCACTACTGTGCCGTCTTGGTATGTGGCGACCATCGTGACATCACCCAGATCGACGGACGGATTGCACACACCATGACTCACTAGGTCGATCGCTTTGATGGCGTTGTCGTTGTTGAGCATGTAGCCGTCCGCACGAACCTCGCCGTCTTTGAACCGAATCGCCTCGATGACTCCCACGGTGACGGACCCGTAGTGGCCGCCTTCCATTTTCTCGCACCACTGCAGCGGCATAGGGGTGTCGCGGAAGGCTAGCTCAATGTCGGCTGCAAGCATCCGACCATCCGACGTCGGAGTACCGGTCACCGCGAATAGCGCGTCGGTAAACGTCAAATAGGTCCCTGTGTCTTCAGCCATTTCGTACTCCTGTTCACTCGATGCGGCCCAGCCGCCGGACGCCACGCGCCCGATACCGTCCTCGGTGTCACGGGCACGCACATTGCCCGCCTTGTCTCGGCGCTCAATTTCCTCTGCCTGGGCGCGCCCATCACGGTTGACTGCCACCGAATCCCGGCCGTCGAGGCGCTCAGTGTGCCGATCGACCTCGTCCGGCAGCTCTTCGCCGGCCGCGAGAATGCCGACGCGGCACCGGCAGTTCTTCCACTCCGCGGGAGAAGCCGACATATCGCCCGGGACGAACAGCTGCTCACCGCCAACGGTGAAGTGCCCCTTAAGCGGCACTCGCTGCCCGTCAGCGGCCCAATGCGACGGCCGGGTCTTGCCATCGAGAGTGCAGATCCACGTCTTCTCCAGCCCTGCGGACTCTTCCGACTGCGCCGCAGCGGCGACAACCGCGTTGTTGAGCACATCGGCGGCCTGGTACCCGCGCTGGCGGGCCAGGTCACGCATTTCGTTTGACGACGGCTCCAGGACTTCGGCAGCCCTGGCGCGCAACACCTCCGGTCGGTCCTCGGGGGTCACTGACAAGGTCAGCGCTGGCTCGGCGAGCGCGGCTTCCATCTTGGCGCGCACCATCGCGGGTGTAGCCGCGATATTGTCGCGGCGGCTGGCCAGGAAGTCATCGCGCGCAGCGGCGAGCGCCGGGTTAGCTTCGACATGGGCGACGGCGGCAGCGATTTCCTTGCCGGACATGAGCAGCGAGCCGAGCACGATGGCCAGCACCACGGTGTCGAGGTCGGGCACGACCACGTCGGCTACCGTGCCACCCAGGCCGATCGTGGCTTCGTACACCGATGCCGCCCACAAGATGCCGAGGCCGGTCATGATGATGGCTTCGGAGTGCTGGTCCCACATGCTTTGGGTCTGCGCGACGGCGTCAGGGTCCGGGGGTAACGCAGCTGCCGCGGTCAGTGCGGGCAGCACAGCGGCGCGCGCCTCGGGTGCCCAGCGCCGCAACGTCTCTGCGTACAGGTCGCTGATCGCTGCTTCGGCCTCGATCGTCCGGGACAGCGCCTCCCCACGCTCAGGCCACATCAGAGCACCTGCCCGTCGACGACTTCGCGGGTGAGTTTCTGCCGCGCGATCCTGAGCACGCTCGCCCGAACGTGCTCCGGATCAATCCCCAGCCCCGACAACGCCGAATCACTCAAGATGCTGTCCCATCCCTTGATAAGCCGCGACACGTCCGGTTCATCGACCGGGCCCATGTACCGGTGATATTCGTGCGTCGGGATGCCTTTGAGCCGCGCGTGCTGCTCACGATCATTCGTGCGGACGCGCCGCTTGCCGGCCAACTCGAGAGCGCGGCCCACCATCAGATCCACCACCGCAAGTTCCACGTTGGCCCGCGCGCTGGCCTGCACACCGCTGCCGTCGTCCTCGGTGTCCGGTTCCTGCTGCTGCTCAGCACCCGACGCGTCATCTTCCCCGCCGTCTTGTCCGGGTGGCAGCGCTGCAACGGGCTCAGGGAACTCGATGCCCTGCACCGAACTGTCCAGTAGCGGCAGCAGTTCACGCAGCAGCGTGGGATCTTGACTCACCCTGTCCTGCGCCCACTGCTGCCAGCCCTCCAAATTGGTGAAGTCATACATTGCGTCATCAGGAATCCCATAGGTCCGTACCAGGTATTCGCTTGTAACCGCGCCCTTCTCGAACGCGTCCTTTGTCTCGTCGGTCAGATCCGGATCGGACGTCAGGGCCGATGCGTCGTACCAGAGAATGTATTTGTCAGGTTCGATTCCCTCATCAATCAACATCCCGCGAAGAACCGACTCGTAGATGGCATGACAGATGATTTCCATGACGGGCTTGATGTGCACTTGCACGTCCTGATCATCGATAGCCCATGCGGACCAATGGTTTCCAGTACTCAGACCGAGCAGCCGCTCCCGGGACATGTCCAACCCCGTCGCTAGCCGGGCGATCGCCTTCTCCCGAGTGTTCAGCGCCGTGTCGGTAACGTCCTTGCCGAACTCAAGGTGATTGATCTTCGCTAGGTGATCGCCGGGCACAGCCGCGACAATCGGGACCAGGGCGGCCATGCTGTTCTCGTCCTTGGATGCGGTCTCGGCGACCTGAACGATCATCTGCTGCAGAGAAGCTGCGACTCGGCGGCCCTGTTGCAGCTGCGGAGCCGAGTCGCCGGGTTTATCGGCCGCAACCGGCGACTGCTGATCGGGCAATGTCGCTTCCGACGGCACGAACAGCAGTCCGTTGTTCAGCAGGCGCGAGTTGTCCGCGTTCTTGATCTTTTTCGTGGTGCGCACGATCTCGCGCAGAGAGTCCAAGCACGCCTGCACAGGCGAGTCAGGCAGTGAAGCGTCTTCGGCGTCGGGGTTCCACACCCGGAACATGCCGTCGCCCTTGCTCTGATCGAACACGTGCTTTGTGCCGTCAGGCAGCTTGATCGTCACGGTGTTGCTTCGCGGGCCTTGTTCAATCTCTTTGCGCGTGACCGCGTACCACTTGGCCACCTGCCTCTGGTTTGGGCCGGTGCCCTCGGTCCGCATCAGGATCGCGATCCACAGCTCACCCGGGACCGTCAACGATTCGGCGGCACGTCGAGTCAGCTGCGCCTGCCCTAGCCTGCCGCCGGCGATCTGGCGGACGATCTCGGTGACCCGTTGTCCCTCACGGTTGTCCTCGGCGATGCTTCCGGTTGGCTCACCGGTGTCGGCGTCGATTTCGGATGCAACGAATCGGACTCGTGAGCATGAGTTGGCCCGCCATCCAACGTAGTAGCGCAGCTCACCGACTGCCCGGTACAGCTCCCAGGCTTCGGCCTGCCAGTTGTTCCTGCGGCCGACCGATCCGGCCTGGAAGATCTGGGCCGAGTTGGTTACAGGGGTGCTCGCTGCGATCAGGGCGCGCGGCGCAGAGGCCGTCAACGCGTCGCCTCTACGGCGTCGAACAACACGCAAGTCTGGGGCGGCCACGTCGCAGACGGTAACTGTGCAGGGTGTTTACTGGTCGGCGTCCGCGTCGCGGCTGACGATCTCCATTTCGTCGGCCGTCAGCGGCGAGGCCAGCCCGACGACATACGAACAAGCCAGCGCCACACCGAAGACAGCCCACCACGGCCAGCCGATCACATGCACTGGCACCACCGCGGCGGCCAGCGACAGCCAAAAACCCACGCACCAGGGGCATCCGATGAATTCGGCCAGCAGGTTCCAGCGCGCCATCCGGCGGGTGTGCGATTGCGCGGTGACCGGATGGCCGGCCGTTCGCGCCTCATCGGCGGCGATCATCGCCAGATTCGCGCGGTGAGCGATCCACAGCCGCACAGGATCCAGGATGGTGTCGTAGTTGATCAGCCGCACGAGTCGCATCACAGCGAGCACGTAGATGACGAGGATCAGGACGGTGAGTCCGAGACCAAGGTTCATGGTGGCCGACGCTAAGGCCAAGGGGTGAAACCTATCCCGCTGAAACTGTCCTACAGAATTAGGACACCGCAGTTAGACGCTTAGATTTGCGCTGCTCCTGCTTGCGTAGTCGCGCGCATTCGCGGCAGAACTTGCGGCCGCCGTGCTCGTACACGTTGTACTTGACTTGCGCGTGCCCGCAACGGAACAACGTGAGCGTGCCAGCCAGGTGGGCATCGATAAGCTGATCTATCTGCGTGCGCAGACGCGCTGCTTCGGCCTTGGACTGATCCGCCTCGTGTCGGGTGGCCGTGAGTTCGATGCGTTCCAAACGCAGTTCGTCGCTGACCTCGCGCGCCTCCCGCTGGGCGACCACGAACGCCTGCGTCATGTCCTCGGCGCGGATCGCGCGGATGAGGCGCAAGCTGCAGCCAGTTCGAGCAGCGATGTCTTGGGCCGTCATACCCGCGGCCGTGAGTCCAGCAACGAGCCAGGCTCGGTCCTGATCGCACATCTCGGTCATCTTGCGGAACGATTTCGGGGACGAAAGCACCGCCGCAACCATCTGTGTATCGGGTTCCCACCGCTCTGGCGTCGTCAAACCGCGCGCACCGGAATCGAGTTCATCGACCACATGATCGCCACGGTAAACCGGCCGACCAGTGGCACACGATTCAGAACGCGCCGAAACCCTAAACCGTTACGTTGCAGGTGATGTGGGTCACCTGCGGCCCGTACGGGCCCAGCGCTGGCCGCGATCTGCGCTGTCCAACAACTCGATCCGCGCCGCCAACTCAGGATCCAACACCGCCAGCATGTCCTGGTAGACACCGCGGCGTTGCAACTCGACGATCAGCGTCGACACCTGCCCAACGTTTGACACAGACTGCGGGCTACTCACCCGCACGCCGAGCGCGAAGCCCAGCGCCGCATCCGGCAGAGCCGCCAAACGTTCATCGATGGTTTCCGAGGCCATGGCCAGGAACGTACGCCCGCACGGTGACGAGTCAGAACTGCTGCGACGGCAGGTCACCGCCCCTCCATCGGGTAATCAGCTCCAATACACCCGCGTCTCGGTAGTCGAGGTAGAACGGCGTTGGCGTTTCGACCTCTAGGCGGTGGATCGGGTCCATCTTGAGCTGCCGGTGTAACCTGCGTGTCTCAGTTGGTTCCTTGCCCTGCTCATACCGGTGAACGGTCTCCGGTCCGTCGAAGATACCGATGACCCGCATCCACATATGGCGCTCGGGATGCAGAACCACATCTCCCTCGACGAGATCCTGTACTGCAACCTTCTCCGTGTTGTCCGCATCCACGCCACGAGCATCTCACGGTCAACCCTCAAGGCCAGGAGCTTCAGCTGATCTTGCGTGACATCCAATCGGTGAGGTCCACTACCGAACCAGTGGGGCCAGCAGTGCGAGCAGTCGGGCCGAGTGCGCCGTCGACCAGCGGCGCTGAGATGTCCCACTCCAACCCGGCCGAGTGCACGCAGACATCGTGTCCAATCACCAACGCTGCCAGGCTGTCCGGCTGGTGCTGGCCAGCCTGCCATGCGACCGCCTTTGTCTCGAACTCGGGGAAATGCCCGGCTAGGCGGCACGTCCCGACCTCCAATGCCTGCAGCAGCGCGGCCGAGCGGGCTACCGCATCGCCTACGCGCGGTCGGCCCTTCGGCGGCCACGACGACACCGTGATCGGCCGGTTCAGTGCGCCGTTCTCTTCAGCGCGGGTGATCGCTTCCTTGACCACCCGCGTGTAGGTCTCGCGGGCCGCGAATCCTTCTACCGCGATCTCGCTGGCCCCCACGTCGATCGCCAACTGCACGGACTCACGCGCCCACTCGTCTGATGTCATCGGCTTGGACTTGTCGGCGATCAACGCCACCACGCCCTGCCCGGTGAGCGATGTCGCGACCAAACCGCACGAGTCGCCCGACCCGCTATCGGATGGGTCTACCGCCACCACAGTGAACACCGGCCGCGACGGCGCGAGTAGGAGCCGCCCATCATCGAGCCATTTCTGCTTGACCAGCCCGCCGGCTGGTGCCGTGGGCTCGCCGCAATACAGTGCGAACCACACCCGTTCCCCCACGGTGCGCCGTGTCGCCGCGAAATGCTCGGCCGTGAAGCCCAACGCGCTGATCATCGCCACTCCAGCAGGCCGACAGAGCGCGTCGGGGATCTTCGGGTCCGAGACGGCAGGGATGTTGGTGCGCCGCCACCGATCCGGCTCCTGCTTCAGCAGCGCGCCGGCCAAATCCTCCTCATGCCAGCGCGTCATCACCACTACGACGGAGCCGCCCGGGTGCACACGCGTCGACAACGTCGATTGGTACTCGTTGAGCACACGCCGCCGATGCGCCTTCGAGTCGGCTTCCGCCGCATCCTTGACCGGGTCGTCGATGATCATCAGGTCGGCACCGAAACCCGTCACACCCGAGTTGATACCGGTGGCCAGCACGCCACCCTGGTGGCCCTCCACCCGCCACTGACCCACCGACGTCTTATCGCGCGCCAGCCGGTAGCCCAGGAACTCGGCGTGCTCGTTGATGATCTTGCGGACCTCACGAGAATGCGTCTGCGCCAACTCATCCGAGTACGACACGATCACAATCTTCAGATCCGGGTTTTCGCCCAACGCCCAGGCGGGCGTCCAGATCGCCAGCGACTGCGACTTCCCCGTCCGCGGCGGAGTGCTGACAACATCTCGCTGATCCGGCTCCCTGACCGATCGCACCGCGAGGTCCGACAGCAGCCGGATCGTCGGTGTAACACGGAACTTCGTGTCGAGCCGGCGCGCCAACTCAGCAGGGCTCCCCGGCCGTCGGCGGGCGCGTGCCACCCGCACATACCGGGCAGCCGCCAAACTCAACACCGCAGACATGAAGTCAGGCTGCGCCCGCGAACGACACCGGCTCGCCGTCGAGGTCCGGCACGATGCCCGTGTGCTCTTCGAACCGCCGCAAGATCACGTCAGCATACCGGGGGTCCAATTCCACACCGAAGCAACGGGACAGACGGCCATGGGCGGCAATCAGCGTGGACCCCGAGCCGGAGAACGGGTCCAGCACCACGCCGCCCGGACGCAGACTGTTGGCCAGCATCGCCTCGATCAGCGCGACGGGCTTCATCGTCGGGTGTTCGGCGTTGCGGGCAGGCTTGTCCACCTCAAACACCGTGGTGGACTTGTTGTCGCCGAACCAGCGCTCGCCGCCGCGACCCAATCGGCCCTCGCCGCCCGGGGCGAACCCGTACAGGATGGGCTCGTGCCGGTACTGGTAGTCCGAACGGCCAAGGGCCATCATGTTCTTCACCCACACCAGGTTCTGTCGCACTTGCAGCCCGGCGCTTTCCATCGCGGACTCGAACGTTGTGCGCTCGGTGTCGGCGTGAGCCACGTACACCGGGGCGCCCGGCCGGGCCACCGCGGCCACCACATCGAACGCCGCCTTCAGCAACTCGAACAGCCCACCAGTCACGTCGTTTTGGATCCGCAACGCCGCCTTCGTCTTCCCCACATAGTCAACGCCATAGGGCGGATCGGTCCACACGCAATCCGGCTGCACGTCACCACACAGCGCCCGCACACCCTCCAGATCGGTCGCCGATCCGACCAGCAGCCGATGCTCCCCCAACGACCACAACTGACCCGGCCGCGACACCGGCAACTCCGGCGCCGGCGGAACATCATCCGGATCGGTCAGCGGCTCCGGCGGGAACAGATCACGCTCCATCGCCAACAAATCCTCGAGCCCGTAACCGGTTCCGCCCAAGTCCTCGATCGACGACAACAGCTGATACAGGTCGGAGGTGTCGTACTCACCCAGGTCGGCCAGCCGGTTATCGGCCGCCACGATCGAGCGCGCGGTGTCCTCGTCGACATCCACTATCCCGACATCAATCGTGGTCCAGCCGAGCGACCGTGCAGCCATCAACGTGTGGTTCCCGGCCAGCACCTCGTTGCGGCGGCCAGTCTGGCTGCCCCGGTTAACCACGATCGGCCGGTACTGGCCGTGCTTGGTCAACGACACGGCGATCTGGCTGACATCACCGCGGCGCGGGTTGCCTTTGAAGGTGTACAGGTCATCGACGGCAAGCTGCGTGTATTCGGGCACGCGCCGCAGTCTGGCATCAGACGATGAAACGGATCACATAGCGTGGGCTCTTATTGCGACCGTGCGGCTTTCACGGTGGCGTCGACGATAATCCACAGCATGAGTGCCGGAAACAGGTACTGGTTGACACTCGACAATGAAATATCAGTGAACAGCCACAACCCCGTTTCGACCACCCACACCACAATAAACAGCACCCGAGCGAAGCTCAGCAGTTTGACGACCAAGCCGCCCTACTTTTGTGTTTCGGTACAGAGGAATAGTTTGCGCAATGACGATGCGCGCAGTTGGAGTGCTATTGCCAGCCCTGCGCTTCGGTGCAGATCGTGTACTGCCGCACTGGATGGGGGTACCCGACCGGGCACATCTGGGCGTTGGCGACGCCAAGAACTAGTTTGGTTGCGCGGATTCGGATTGGGGCCGCGCTATCGTTGCAGGCCACCCGGTGAGTTCCCTCGTTGGTGACGCTGAGGCAGTCGTTGATGTTCCAGTAGATGTCAAGGCATGCCGTCCATTCGCCGGCCGCTGTGTTGCGGTAGTAGCGCCGATCGGCATCTCGGACGCATTCGTTGGGAGTCGCGACTCTCTGGATGATTCTGTGTGTGGTGTCAGGCGCGTTGCAGTCAGTTAGCGCTAGGGCGGCGTCTTTGGATTTTCCCGTGATTTTCACGCAGCGACCTACGGGTGCCTCATCAGCGCCCGCCGAGGTGGTGGTCGCTGGGGAGGGGAATTGTCCGTAGATGTCTGCGAAATTCGTCGGCGATGCAGCTGGGGAGGAGGAGGGCTGGGGTGTGGACGGATCGCGGCCCGTACTCTGACATCCGGTTAGGGTTATTCCCAAAAGCATTGCCGCCCCGATGAATTTTGAATGGTTACTCATCTTTGACAATGTTGTAGTCCATATACTCATCGATTCCCATGACTTTCCACTGTCCGTGCAGATTGAACATGCTGAACCGCACATTTGCGGCCGGATAGTAATATGTGCGTGTTTCTTGGTCGGCATATTTGGTGTATACCTCGACAAGATAGGCAAATTCGCCGCGCGATATAATATTCAGCTTGGCGATATGAATCGGGCCGTTGATAGGTATACGCTGCATTATGTTCTGCGAGTAAACGCCTTGCGTACCGCCTTCAAACCCAGCCCCGAGTTGATCTGCAGCAAGTCCGATCGAAAGTGATTTGATCTTGTTCAGATCGTTACTGTTCATCGCTTGCACGTAATCTTCAATTACAGCCCGCACCTGTGCATCCGAGCTGTCGAACCTGCCCGCTTCGTATTTCATTCCCGCAGTGTATGAAACCGCTACTGCTGCAGCAACTGCGAGGATAGAGAGCAGAACATATAGGGTTCTTCGACTCCTGGCAGACCAGCGGGCGGGATTCAGACTAAAAGGCATTTTTTCTCGTCCGTTCATTTAAAAAACAGGCACGGTCGCGACGCACCGCTTGTCTTTCATTTTCGGTGCACTTGACCACACGCCCTTCACGAAGTCTGTCGCCTTGTATCCGGTGTCAAATGCATTTGACTGCCCACCGATGGATTGGTTCAGCGGGCCGTCCATCGGGAAGAGGTCTCGCGCATCCAGCTTTCCTGGCCCACCGCCCCACACCATGTCTGGACCATGCCCAACCTGCTTTCCGGCATACTTGGCAGGATCTGCGGTTCTGGCTGCGTCGGTTTCTCGTTTCTTCCTATCCTTCAGCTCGGGGGTCATATCCCGCTTGTACACGGCGCCACCGTTTCGCTGAATGAACTCTTTCCCGAGCCTAATGTACTCATCTCTCTCGGCGATTATCTCAGGTTGAAATGCCTGCCAGGAATCCTTCTTTAGGCATACCGGCACCTGGTTCGCACATTCGGGATCGCCGGCGCGCGGATCGCACTCGCGCTCAATCATGTTCGCCAGGTTGCACAGCCCCCGAAGCGGGCCGGCCTTCACCTTTTCGCAAGGCAGACCTTCCGGAAGCCTGTCCGGCGGGCAGTCCCCACATTCAAGCGGCTGGGTCGGTAAGCGGCCCGGCGAGCGTTCCCCGTCTGGCCCCAACGATCCACCGCCGCCCTTGGGCAGCACGATCTCGGCCGCATCCCCGACCTGCTGAACTACATCGGCGACCTGCTGGGCCGTCTGGATGAACTGGTCCATCTGCTGCGACATCGCCTGGCAGCGCTGCTGGCGCTGCTGATCACCCTGGTCCTGTTGTTCCTGCTGCTGTTGTTGCTCCGGCTGGTTCTGCTGCTGCTGCTCTTGACTCTGTTGCGGCGACTGCTGCTGCTGACCCTGTTGTGGGGACTGTTGACCCTGCTGAGGTGAATTCTGCTGCGGCGCTTGATAATCAGGATTCGGCTTGCCCGGCCCCTGGGTGTACCCGGGCGCCGTGGAGTAATTGGGCATCTGGGTTCCGTGCGCGGGCTGATCCCAGCTCTGCTGCGGCTGCTGCCCACCCTGCTGCCCCGGAACCTGTTGCGCACCAGGCGATCCCGTATTATAGATGCTGATACCCGAGTTCTGATCCAGCGGCGGCTGATTGTTGCCGCCCTGATAATCAGGCATTGAGCTGGGCATTTGCGGTGGCTGAAACTGGGAACCCCCACCGTCGGTCATTCCACCGGTCGGCCCCGGAGGTCCCGTTGGGTCAGCGGCTACCGTCGCGACCGCCGAGAACCCACTACCGGGGAGGGTGTAGTCATCGACGATCTTCGCTCCACCGACAGTCAGCGCGACGATTGCCGCCAGCACCGATGCCCGCCGCAAACCAGCTGGCATCGTCCAACGATCCTTCATGACCATGAATGCAACCGCCCCTTTCCGCCGACACTGACCGCGCCCCTGGGCAGATCATTGCACACATATGGTTGCCATGTCGATAAAACCCCAGCTATTGAGTTAGCCGCAGCAGCGTGGGCTTTGCATCTCCGCTGGTAGACACAGCATGCAGGCACTCGCGTGGCGCGGCGAGCTCGGAGCAACATACGGCGCGCAACGCCAGGCTACGGCTCGTGTTTAGCGGCTCATTCGCTAGGTCGCAGCGAAGGCCCACCGTAAAAGTGTATTGCACTTTATGTCAGATGTGTAATACACTTTTCGGTATGCGGATCGAGATCATCCCCACCGGATGGCAACACAGCATCACCGGCGACGAGATCCGCAACGTCATCACCCACCCACTCCTGCGCTACGCCATCACAACCACCCACCCCGACGCCGACACCTACATGTTCATCGGCAACATCAACAAACAACCATGGATCGAAGTTGCCGCCGAAAACGAGGATCAAGAGGCCTGGGTCATCTTCCATGCAATGGTCCTGACCCCACGTGTTGCTCGCGAAGCCTTCGAAATCACGGGAGGAATCATCAACCTCCGCAACGAGGTATCACCCCAAAGGCCCTATATCGGCCCGCAATACGACCGAAAGGAGAACTGAGCATGGCAAAACGAGACCCGCGCGACTACGAAGAAATGAGCCGAGCCATCGAAGACGGCCGATACTCCGTAAAGGGGCCCGTCGAGTTCGGCGCCGATGCCGCACTTCTCCCCATCGGAAGACCCACCAAAGGCACCACGCGCTTATCCGGCAAGACCCCCGCATTGCCCGTACGGCTACCGGCATCGATCCGGTCCGAGATGCAACGCCGCGTCGACGACGGCGAGGTCAGCTCAGAATCCGGATTGGTAAGGGCCGCGCTAGTCGAATACTTCGAAAACCACCCCCGTAGTGGCCCGGTCGCTACTAACGTCACCATCCATTCCAGCCACCAGGAGGAACACACCGTGACCAACAAGAAGCCAGAAGCCCGCCACGTTGTACCCAACGCCGACCGCGGCGGTTGGGACATCCAGAAGCCCGGCTCTCCCCGATCTAGCGGTCACTTCGAAACCCAGGCTGAAGCCGTCGACCGCGCGCGCACCATCCTCGGCAACAGCGGCGGCGGTGAACTCAACATCCACGACAAGCAGGGCAAGATCCGAGCCAAGGACACCATCGCGCCCGGCAACGACCCCTACCCGCCGAAGGGCTGAGCAATGCAGGAAATGACATCGGGTGGCGCATTCACCGACATGGGCGCGATGATGCGACCGCCAGAACAGATCTACGTTGCCACCGTCATCCATCCCAGGAACGGCGAAAGCATCCTCACCGCCCACAGGTCCCTCGATGGAGCCAAGGCACAAATTGAGCAGTACGCCAACTCGTGGGAAGGCCAAGACCGCGACAACGTCAAGGGAACCATCAACCAAGTACCGCTCGGCCCCTGACGCCACCTGATCCCAACGCGAAAGCTGCGGCCACCCAGCCAATTATCGGCGTGGGTGGCCGCAGCGGGTTTTGAAAACTATGAATACGGAAGCGTCTACCCCGGCAACTGCTGAGGATATGCACCAACTGTCAAGGCGAACGCCGAGGCCAATTCATGCAACCCCGATGCCGTCGCATTCGGAGCAGTTTCCTTGATCGCCGTCAACAACGCCTGCCGAGTCTCTTTCGTCAGATCACTATCAGCCATCGATTGCCCCTCTCGGCCCCAGCACCCTGCCGAGGCGGGCGTCACGCTATCGCCTCCACTCAGGCTTCAAGATCCAAACGCGAAAACTCGTCGCACACAAACAGACACCGGGGATAGGCCCCCTTCCGAAACGGCTGTCTTCCCCAACCACCGTCCGAAAGGGGGCCACCGATCAACTATCTCGGATACGCCGGAGTCGTCGTAGGAGCAGTCGACACCGACAGCAGCTCCCCGGTGCACATGGCCGTCGTCTTCTCCGCGTATGGCGTCGCCCACCTCGCCAACAGCTTGCCCGAACCACTACTGCCGAACGAATCCGAGTCCCCGAACAACTCCAACGCGGTAGGAACGGTCTTCGGCGGGACAGCGAAAACGATGTCGCCCCACGCATGAGCGTTATCGACCGGAGAGCCAAGCAGCGGCCCACCGAACGAACCCAGATCAAACTTGCCGTTCTTCACCGGCTCAACGTTGCCGGTCTGCAGCCTCCAATTGGCCGTCGGAATCGCGCCCTTCGACGCACCCGCACTTACGTGGAACACCACGACACGACCATCATCGGCCGTCGCGCACGTCGGGCCCGCATCCACACTCACAGTGCCCTCGAACTCATCGCTCCCCCAGCCCGGGCCATGGCCCTTGACTTTCACCGAGGTATTCATCTGGTTGTAGTCCGTGCTACCCGAATCGTCCGCACTGCAAGCCGACAACGCGAACGCGCCGAATACCGCGACACCCGCGGCGACACTTCGAACTACTTTCGTTTTCAACATTCTATTTTCTCCTGACTTTGCCCAGGTCACATGCCTGAACCAAGCCGGAAGGTGCGACAAAGCAGGGCCGTCCCGCTTTGGCGGTTCGACACCACACTGGTACCGTCAACACCCTGCCGCCCAAAGCAGTGTGATTGGTCCCAGGCCCGGTCGCCATCCCAGGCACACGGGCTTGGGATCCTTCCAGCTCGAGTCAAATCCTAAACAGGTAATTTGCCCGAGCGACACTAGCGGGCACGCTGAAAGCCCAGATCAGGGGCAGATACCCGGCTAATCGCCGTGGAAAAGCGCAGATTCTTAGAATTGTGGATAAGTCCAAAACAAGCTGGTAAACACCCATTACCACATGTGGATAACCTGTGAGCTACGTGTGGATTATCTCTCAGGCTAACCCCAATAATAAATTTTTCCCGACATACGGAACCTCCTGGCGTGTCGGCCCGTCTTATGCCCCAACGACGAGCAAAAGACAGACCAAATCACCCCGCTACTTCGTCGCCCGCGGCCCGCGCCCGCACGTTGTAGACGGTGGCACGTGACACCCCGAACTCGCGCGCTAAATCCACCGGATGCTCACCAGCCGCAAGCCGCTCCAACACTTCGGCTGTCTGCTCACCCGTCAGCGCTGGCCTGCGGCCCTTGTACACACCCTTCGCCTTCGCGAGCTCGATGCCCTCGCGCTGACGCTCCCGGATCATCGACCGCTCGAACTCCGCCACCGCCCCCAGCATCGACAGCAGCAGCGTGGACATCGGCGAATCGTCGCCCGTGAACGTCAGGTTCTCCTTGACGAAGTGGACCCGCACACCCCGAACGGTCAACTCCCGCACGGTACGCCGCAGATCCTCCAGCGAGCGCGCCAGCCGATCCATCGAATGGACCACCAAAGTGTCGCCGTCGCGCACGTAGCCGAGCGCCTCGGTGAGCGCCGGCCGGGCAGTGTCCTTGCCGCTGGCCTTGTCCTCGAACCGCTTATCAACCTCGATGCCGTCGAGCTGACGTTCGGTGTTCTGGTCCAGCGTCGACACCCGCACGTAGCCGACCTGCTGCCCCGCTTTCGTGTCGCTCATCGGGTCATCATCCCCTGTCGTCATTCGAGGTCGGACCATTCGGCCCACGTCGGTAGCGGCTGGCTGTCCCAGTGGACGATCGCGATGGGCCGGCCGCGCTCGTTGAGCAACATGCCCTCCACGCCCGTGCGCTGGTGCTTCACGCGCCGGTCCGCCAGCGCGATGCGGATCGCGTCGAGATAACTGCCCGTGAACGCCTCGTCGGCGAACACGGCGTCCAGAGCCTCGTCAATGCCCTCGCGCTCCGTGATGGTGTCAGCGATCAGCGCACCCACCAGACGCGTCTCCGGCACGCTGATCATGGTCTCCAGGTGGGCCAGGTAGGACAGCAGTTGCGCCGTGGTGTGGGCGTTGATCGCGGCTTGCAGCTTCTCGCTAGCGCTCATCGGACCTCGTATTCCTCGACCAGTGCGCCGCGGCGCTCCACTCGGACCGCGAGCACTCTGGCGTTCGCCGTGGCGGCAGTGGTGGCCTCTTCGCTGGCGAGGTTGGTTAGAGCGCCCTGGAGGGCGGTCTGGACAGCGGCGGCGATCCGCGCGGCCTGGGCTTCGGTGACGCCTTCGATCTGGTAGGTCGTCGTGAAGCTGGTGAGGTAGCCGGTGGTTTTCGTGGCGGTGGTCATGAGTTCTCCGTTTCTAACTAGGTTCTAGACCACATTAGAACCTTGTCTAACAATTAGTCAACCACTCTTGTTAGACGGTATTTACGCATTTCACCGCTGATATCGCCGATTCTTCAATCTGTTTGGCACGGGTATACCCCAGTTAGACAGGCGAGGCGTTCTCCACCCGCTGCTCCCATCCGCAACCATTGCGGCACACCCGCAGGTACGGCATGCCGGTGCCGTCAGTCTTCGTGACGATGTCGTGCTTGCAGCGCTCCATTGCGCGCCGTGCGGTCCTGTTCACGATTCGTCGTCCTCGTCCTCGTCGGCCAGCTGCTCCAGTACGCGCGCCATCCACGAATCGGCCGGCGCTTCGACGCCCTGCGCGCGGCGCGTCACGGCCAGCCACTCGGCCAGCTCGTCGACCGGGATGCCATCGAGGGCAAGCACCTGGCGGGTCACCTCGACGTGGATGTCCCACAACGGATCTCCCTGGCCGGCGACGAACGCGAACAGCTCGCGGCACTCGGCCACCACCGCGGCGTTCAACGCGGCCGGGTCCAGCCGTCCCTCAGCCACATCCTTGGCGACCAACATCGCCGCCTTGATCGCGTCCTGCACGGGCTCGGTCGGGGCGGTCACGGCTCGACCACCTCGGCGTCGATGACGGGCTGGGCCGAGATAGCCGACCGGCCCGACGCAGCCAGTGCCAGTAGCTCGGCCTCCGCTCGCTCCAGCACCGCCACGGCGGTCGTGACGTTCACGTTGACCTCCTCAGGCACAACGACGAACAGACCCCACAGCTTCGCCTCCTTCTCGTAGCTGTCGAGCACGGCGCGGCCCAGCTCAGAAACGGTGCGGTGCTCCCCCTTGGCCTTGGCTTTCGCCATGGTCTCCATCAGCATTCCGCGAACCTGGCGGATGCCGTCACCGTTCGCGCGGCGCGCGATTTCGAGGGTGGACGGCGGGTTCTTCTTGAGCCACGCCATGGCGGCTTTCTGGGCCGATTGGGGCGATTTGAAGCCCGTGACCTCGGCGACTTCGCGCCATGTGCGTCCGGCGATGTGGAGCTGCCAGGCTTTTTCGGCGCGTTGGTTTGAGCCTTGGCGGTTCATGACTGGCGGCATGGTGGTGGATTTTCTTTGTTGGGGGTGCTGGCTGGGGTTTGGGCTGGATGGTTGATGGTTCGGGGTTTTGGGGTGGTGGGGGTGAGTTACAGGCGTGTTTTTTGGCTGCTGGTGGCGTCGTGGGGCGGTTTTTGGCTGGTTTGTGGGGTGGTTGTGCCTGTGGGGGTGTTCCAGCCCATTTGGGCGCGGATGGTGGCGAGTCCTCGTTTGGCGGCTGCGGCGTGGTCGATGTGGCGGCATGGGAGTCCATCTCGGTGGCCGTGGGTGTCGCAGAGCTGGCAGGCGCTTATGGCTTCGGCTTGGGCGATGTCGGTGAGGTCGGGTTGGGCTTGTGCGCGTTCGTCGGCCCAGGGGTCGTAGGGGTTACGCATCGTCGGTCTCCTGCTGGGTTCGGCTGCGGAGTGCGGCGTGGACAAGTTGGCGTCCGCGGGCGTTGGTTTCGGCTTGGGTGGGGTTGTGGTTGCAGACGGTGCTGGTGCCGGGGAGGTAGCCGTCTGGGTCGCAGAGGTCGCAGGCGGCGATGGCGTGGGCGCGGAGTTGGGCGGCTTGGTGGAGGGCGTCGGCCCTGGCTTGGGCTTGGGCGCGTGTTTGGTGTTCGGTCCAGCGTTCGTGTGCCTTGCGGAAGTTGGCGCAGGGGCCGCAGTTGTCCTCGATGGCGTCGGGGTAGTCGCGGTGGGCTTTGCATCGTGTGGGGGGTTCGTCTGGTGCTGGTGTGGGTTCGGCGGTTTCGTGTGCGCGCGCACGCGTACCCCCCACTTGAGTAGTTACCAAGGTGAGAGAACCTGAACCTGAACCAGAACCCGAGGGTCCCTGGGTGGGTCTCGGGGAGGGTCCCGGGGTGGGTCCTGTTTCCCCAGGTCGCGGGGTGGGTCCCGTAGACCCTCCCGAGGTGAGTCCTTGGGTGGGTCCCGTAGAGGGTCTAGGGGTGGGTCCCTGGGAGGGTCCCTCGGTGAGTCCGTCGAACGGTTCTGGGAACGGCTGCGGGTATCCGTCGGCCAGGGTCTTGAGGTGTGCGCGGGCCGCCCGGTGGGTGTCGTTGAGGGAGTCGCGCAGACGCTTGGCGTAGTCCTTGTCCCCCTTCACTTCCGGGACGTCCATACGGTCGAGCTCGTCGGCGAGCACGGCGGCGAACTTGGGCGAGTCGATGACGGCCAGGAGGCGCAGCGCGGCCAGGAACATGGTGGGCTGCTTGTCGAGTTCGTCGCGGCGGATCCGGGACCGCACCAGCACCTCCCCCGTGTCCTCGTCGGTGAACACGAAGCCTCGGCGCTCCATGCGCACCAGCGCGGCCTGCAGGTCGCCCACGGCGGGCAGGTGGTCGCCGTCGCGCATGGCCTTGCGCCAGCGGGTGAAGTTGATCGGCTGGATGCCGGCGGCATTGACGGCGCGCTGCCCGTTGAGGACCTGGAAGAACAGCTTGTCGAAGATCGGTTGGTTGCAGAAGTCGTCGTCGGACCATTGGGCGAACAGGTTTTTGGCGTACTCGCGGGTCGTCACTGTGCTGCCTCTGCGATCGATGGGGTGGTGGGCGGTGTGCTGATTTCATTCGTCGGGGGTGAAAAGGCGGCGCGTCGTCTGTCCGCGTCCAGCTCGCGGTTGACGCCGCCCCAGATCCCGTACGGTTCGCGTCTCGCGCTGGCGGCGACCCGGCACTGCGGCCTTACAGGACATTTCGCGCACACCGCCTGCGCTTGCCGCGCGGTCACGGTGTCGGACGGGTCAGGGAAGAACAGCTCGGGGTCTTCGTCCCGGCACACTGCGCGGGCCTGCCAGTTGAGTTGACGCATCAGCGGTGGCCTTTCAGATCGTCGGGAAGGGGCACCACGCCAGGCGGCAGAATCCGGAGGCGTGTTCGGCTGCCGAAGGTTTGGCCGCATGAGCACATGTGGTCGCCGTCGTGGCCTTCGTCGAGTGCGCAGTCACATGGCGCCCCCGCGACCCACCAACCACATACGTCGGTCATAAGCCGAGCTCGCTGAACAGATCTGGCGCCGATAGAACCGGCTTGCATGTGGAGACTGGCCGTTTCGGTGGCGAGATATTCCGTCGTGATTCCGCAGGCGGCGGTGCGGCGGGCGGGCTGGCGTCGAGTCCGGTGAGCGCTTCGCGCATGTTGTCGAGAGCGCGCTGCAGGTCGTCGATCCGGTACCCGGTCGCCGCACCCGACAGCCGGCGCACCGCGGCCTTGACCGATCGGGTCTGGGCGAGCACCTCACGGATCTGTTCGATCTCGCCGAGCTTGACAACGTTGAAGTACGCGGGCGACCCGTCGTCCCAGTCGATTTGGTGGCCGAGAGCCTTCTCCAGTGCGCGGAACCGTGTACGTGTCACTTCTGCGAGATGCCCGTTATCGGCCGCCCTGGCAAGTTCGTGCTTGATGCGCTGTTCGACGCGCTCGTTCACTTCTGTGGAGGCTGCGCGGTGGGCATCGTCGCGGGCCCGGTTGATGGCTTGGGCGCGCAGGGTGTCCTGGCGGGCCATGATCGAACGGACAGCCAGCCAGGACGGTTGGTGGTCGCGCCGGATATCGGCTTTGACGACGATTTGCATGCGGGTCTTGGATTTTCCGGGCGACATGAGTCCCCACCCGGGCGGTAGCTCGCCGTCGTGGACGATGTTGGGGTCGTTGACGACGAGCCACCATTGGTGGCATTGGTCGCACCATGGGTCGGCCTTGCCGGGCTTGTTGAGTTCGTTGAGCCAGTCGGCGCGGGACACCTTGAGTTCGTGGCCGACAAGTATCCGGCCGCTGCTGCTGGTGAATCCGACGTAGATGGCGTCGCAGCCGCCGTCCCGGCCCGACGCTCCGCCGGCCGGGTTCCATCCGACCTCGGGCAGGAACACTCCGCCGGGCAGCGGTGCGCCGGGCTTGATGTAATGCCGCTGGAGCAGTGCGAGCAGGTCGGCGGTGTCACCCATTGGTGCGGCGTCCCTTCCGTTTCTGTGGGCGTGGGCAATTCGGGTGGTGGCCCTGCGTAGGTGGGTGCCAACCGCAGTACGTGCAGCGGCCCAGAGCGCGGCATTCGGCATACGTGAACAACACCCGCGGCAGCTCACCCATCACGCCACTTCCCCGCTACGGCTGCCATATGGCGAGCTCAGGCATTGGAACGTTCCCACTGCGAGACAAGCGCGGTACCGACGAAGCTGCCCGGAGCCTGGTGCCACATGTCGGAGGCGGCCATGCCGTGACTCAGCCATCGGTCGTTCCCGAGCAAGAGCACTTCGCCGTCGATCTCGATGCACGCGGCGTACTCCGGTTTTAAGCCAAGGGTTTCGACAACCGCGTTCGCGACAAACGGGGCGATGTGGTTGGACCACAGCGTGTACGGGTCGGGGTCACTGGGTCGGGGCGTCCCTGCCAGCTTCCCGAAATCTGTCTTGCACTTCGCGCAACGAAGGATCTCGTTGCCGTTGCTGAACGATCGCCATCGCGAAAATTGGTGCTCGCGCATGATTCCCTCGATGCGCTCGGTGATTTCAGGCATCCAAGTACCTCCACTCAATGCGAGTGACCGCGCTCCACGGCTCGCACCCCTTGTGCGAGTCGCAGAAGAACTTGACGAATCGCCCGGACGTCCAGCCGGGGAACCCCTCGCGGGCAACATCTTCCCGGGTAATGGCGTTCAACTGCTGCCGGTAGACGGATACCACTTCGACGTCGACAAGGCGCACCAATGGTTCGTCCTTCTTGCGGCCCATCACCTTCCGACACAGAGTCAGTCGATCCCCCGGCTTCAGGTTGAGCCAACCCATCCGGCGGGTAACGGTTTTCGTGCGCGCAACCACAGCGGCTTCGGTTAACGAGACAGACATCAGTCGGGGCATCCATCCTCCTCAAATCGATAGTGTTCGCAGGGTTTTCGGTCCGGCCGGACAACGGCAGGGTCCTCGCTCGGGAGTTCCGGGTATCGGAAGTCACGCAGCACGGAGGTGTCGGTTCCGCGGTCGCCCCACTCAATGAACATCTCTGGCTCGCTGTGAAACTGGGCGCCGAGGTCGGTACAACTCGCGAACGGCACTAGGTCGTGGTCAGCCTTGACCTGGTCGCGCTCAGCGCATGGGATCTTCACCCACCCCATCGCCGCACCTCCTCCTGATGCCGCCGGGCAGCGGCGAGCAGCGCGCCGGCGACATCCTCCAGCTGGTCGACGTCGAGACCCAGCCTGTCGGAAACGGTTATGTCACCGTTGAATTCCTGCTCGATGTACGGGTCACTCAGCCACACCGTGTTGTCAGTGCCGTTGACCCCAACCGGCTTCGGCAACTCCACGACCGCGTAGCCGTGGGACTCGAGCAGCTGCGCCGCCGTAAAGAGAGGATCGGGCATTACGCCACCACCTCGGGGTATTGGTCCCAGGTGCGCCCGTCCAGCTCCCGCCCGGCGCGCTTCTTGCCGACGCGGCGGATGGTCATGTCACCGGCCGGCGCAAACGGTGCGTGCGCGGGCTTGCCGTCAACCAGCAGTCGCACCTGACCGCCGGTTGACAGGAACGCCGCAGGTGCGTTGCACCCGTGAAGCCCCAGGCGTTCCGGCACCCAATCGCCCCACTGTTTGAACAGGAACGGCACCCCGGCCCCGATGCACTGATCGCGTAGCGAGCGGGCCCAATCGGGATGCATCGGCCTTGCGCTCGGACCGGATTCGCCGCCGACGATCACCCAGTCGAGGTGCCCGATCCAGAACACCGAGTCTTTCCCGATCGGGTCGGCATGTAGGTCGATCGGCCCGAGAAGCGGCTCGGCACTGACGAACCGCACTGCGGCCGGGGTGTCGAGCAGCGCGGGGATGCGGAGGTCGGCGCGTTTCTGATCCTCAGCGCTCACGCCCAGCCAGACATTGGGCAGTGGCCAGTCGGGGTACTCCGCATACTCCAAAGTTGGGCACCCCTTGGGTGTGTCCAACGTGCTCCATGCCTCCCATACCTGCTGTTGAAACGGTCTGCATCGGAGTAGCGATTTCATCCGGCCGTGGCGTTTGGTGAGCAGCTGGAATGTGTGCTGCTCTGCCAGCGCCATCACTGCGAACACGCGGGCGATGTACTCATCAGGCACCCTGTCGTGGAATAGATCTGACATCGAATTGACGAACACCTTGCGCGGCTTGGTCCAGCGCAGCGGCAAGGCGAGCTTGTCGGGCCGCGGCTGCACATCGAATCCGGTCTCGAAATAGTGCCCCCGCGTGCCGCGCCAACGCTCTGCGAATGTCTCGGCGTAACAGTGATCGCAGCCGGGAGACACCTTGTCGCAACCGGTTACCGGATTCCATGTGGCGTCGGTCCATTCGATGCCGGTCTTATCACCCATCAGAAAGGCACCTCCGCGGCCCCGGCCGCCACCGCGCGCAGCTTATGCAGCATTGCCATGTTCCAACGTGCATCAGCCAGAGCGTCGTGCTCGTTCTCTGGCTTTGACACAGCGTCGCTGCCGATGCGGAGTCGGTCCATTTCCTGCTTGAGATCGCGGGTGTACATCGGGATGCCCTTGGGCAGGTTGATCATTCGACCCCAAAGCTGAGTGAGGGCCACATGGTCGTAGGCGGTGTAGTACGCCCACAGCTCCGGTCGCTCAGGCAGCACCCCGGGTGTTTCCAGGTCAACACCCTGCAGCAGAAACTCACGAACCTCGTTGGCAATCACCCACTTCGGTTTCACCAGAGTCGAGTGGTCGTCAAGCGACCAGAGCCATGATCCCCCACCGGACCTGCGCGGGCTCTTTCCTTTGAGCCCGGAGCTGCGTAGCGGCAGGTGCGGGACCACGTTCTGACACAGCCAGTCGTTCCTGCTGATCCTGTCGTGCGGCATGTCGTGGTTCACCGCGTAGTACTCGCGGCCGTCCTCGCAGACGATGCCGATCGATATCAGCTCAATCGTCTTGCCGTCTTCCAAGAACTCGGTGTCGTAGCAGTAGATCGTCATTGGTTGTCTCCGTTCGCTTTCGGGTCGGCCTCGAATCCGGGGCAGTCGGACAGCACCGACTTGGGGTTGATGTCGCCGACGTGCTGCGAGAAGTGGTCACCGCAGATGCAGATCGGGTTGTCTGTCATGCACCGACTCCGAACAGCTCCAGCTGCCCGACCAGCTCCTCCTCGGTGGTGAACCCGAGCGCACGGTCGAGCAAGTCTTCTGTCCAGTCCTCACAGCGCCAGAACTCGGCCTTGGCGTCGGCTTCCTGCTGCTCAGTCGGCGGGCAAAAGCGATCACCCATGTACGCGTACCCGCACGGTTCACTCCCGCAGTGGCAGAACTGGTGGCGAAGTAGGTTGTTGCGCTGCGCGGCGGTGGCGCACTCGCGCATCTCGGCGACAAGCTCGGCCGGCAGGGAGCGCGCGTACTTGTTCAGCTGTGCAGTAGTCACGGTGACGACGGGGATGCCCCTCGACACGATCTTGCCGTGTCCGCACTCAAATCCCTTGATGTGAGCGGGGTATCCGTCGACAGGCAGTCGCGTGCCGCCGTAGCAGGACTGCATCAAACGGGTGACACCTGCAGGACCGATGAGGCAGTCACGCATTGTCCACCCGCCGACCATCCGCAGCAGCCAGCGCTGGTCATCGGTCAGCATCGCGCACCTGCCTCGTCGATCGCGCGGACTGTCGCGCACGGGTGCTCGGTCCACTCCCCGTCTTCGTCCTGGCCGCACTCCTCACAAACCGCCCGAGAGATGGTGGACACCGTCTCCTCGTCGCATACGCAGCCATCGGTGGTGTCGCCGCACTCCGCGCAGGTGACCAAATTGATCGGCCTGTGTAGTTCCCGGATCGTGATGAGTGCCTTGCTCTGCCGTTCGGCGAGCTGCTTGGTGGCCAGCACGGTGTCGGCTGCGCCGAGGATGCCCAGCACTGCGCCGCGGTCGATCGCGTTGAGGGTGTCTCCGAGTTGCGCCACTGTCACACCCCCGATGCCTGGGCTTCAGCGTGCGCGCCATCGAGCTCGATTGCGTACAGCTGCGCGGTATGCAACGCGGCGAACGCCTTCCCCTCCGCGGGCAATGCCAGCATGGGCAGGCCGTCGTGCCCGACACCCTGCAGGATCCATTCGCGGCCGACGCTCTGAACCACGTACGTGCCGCGCAACCCGACCGCGAACAGTGCGCCGAGGATCTCGCTGTGCCCGCGCCACCTCAGGCTCATGATCCGAAGCCCTCTACGCGGACCTCGACCCCGGCCGTCTCCCCCAACTCGGCGATCCGCTTGTACCCGGACAGGCTCACCACCTGCGAGTCGTCGGAGAAACACACATCGGTGAGGGCGTCGAGGATCGCGCGTTCCAGCTTGTCCAAGTCGGGCCGCTTGGTCGCCGCCGGTGTCCGGGTCTTCGGCGTGGATTTCGGCCGTGGCAGGACGAATTGCAGCGTGACCGACACCGGCCCGTCGAACATCGGCCTGCCCGCCATCGCCCCGTGAGCGACCAGCGCCACCCGTTCACGCCACGGCCCAACCCCTTTCGACACTTCGACGAGGACCCCACGGCCGACATGTTTCTTGCTGCCCTGTGGGGCGGGCTTGCCCGGAACGAAGAACACCGCCTCGGAGGTGTCTGGCAGCGTCGGCGTGGTCACTGCTCGCTCACGTTCTCGAGCGCTTGGAGCGCCTCGGCCACCTGAGCGGGCCCGAACAGTGCCTTACGTGCGCTGGTACCCTCGGCCGCTGTCACGATTCCTGCCGCGGTCAGCTCGGCGAGAATCCATTCAGCCTTTGCGAATCCGACGTTGAGCCTGCGCTGCAGGTTGGCGGCCGACACGAATTGTGTGCTGGTTATCAGCTCCACGGCCTGCCGCAACAGCTCCCGCGAGCCGGCACCGCCGGCCAACTTGTCGGCCGCGTCAGCCACGACCTCGCCAAGCACGCCTTGCGGGTTCTCGACTGAGACGGAGATGCCGCTGCGCTCCATCTCCTTCAACGCGGCAACGAGGTCGTCTTCTGCGCCCAGTACCGGTTCGATGCTCGGCTCGTCGGTCGGGTCTCCCGGCAGGGGTACGCCGGGGGTGGCCGCACCGATCCAGGTGTCGCCGATCTGCACGAGCTGTAGCCGTCGTTCCGGCGAGCGGAACATTTGGATCTGCATGTTCCGGCGTTTAGCGACCTTCACCAGCGGCGACAACACCGCAGCCGACCACAATGTCAGCGGCACCTCCTCGTAGTCGTCTCTCACCGGGAACCGGCCTGTCCGAATCCGACCGACCAGTTCGAGGGGGAACCGAGAACCGTGGTGCGCGTGGAACTTAATGGTGTTGTCCGAGTCGAACAGTGCTGGAGTCTCGGTCAGCTTGATAGTCCACCCGGGGTGCCCGTCGTCCTTCTTGTTCTCGGGCGGGTCGGCCAATTCCAGATCGATATCGACGGTGTGTTCGTCGCCCTTCAGCCACGACTTGCACAGCGTCAACACGTCTTTCACCGACTGGCAGGGCCACACCATCGGGTCGATCCGGCCGTCGACCGGAATCCAGGTATGCCCAAGGACGTTCTTGGTAGTCGATGTCGCAACCAGTAGATCCACGTCCCCGGGTTCCTCGCGCCACGGCCCGCGGGTAGTGGTGAGGTGAACCCCTCCACCTGTCCCATTGCTCACGGCGAGCGCGTCGGTCAGGACTTCGATCAGTTTCTTCGTTGCTACGGTGATGCTCACTTGCCGGCCTCCTGCTTCACGTCGTCGTTGAAGAGGTCGATCAACGCCTGCGCCTGTTCCTGTGTGAGATCCTGATCCCGGCTGACCCGTGCCTGGGTAGCCGACAGCACGTAGTCGAACCAGCCGGAATCGTCACCGCCGAAGCCCTGCTCTTTCCGGATCTGCGCCAGCCGGGCCAGCTGCTGACCCGTCGCCATCATGACGTCCTCGACTGGGCCGCGAACATCGATTGACTCCCGCTCGGGTGTCGGTTCGTCCACCGGCTCACCGACAACCTCACCGTCGATATGGGTCGGGCTGTCGATCGCACCCTCAGAAAGATCCAGGCGCACACTGCCGTCGTTGTCGATGGCCCGCTGGATCTCCGTCGACTTCGGCATCAACGCCATCAGCCGCAACAGCATCGTCTTTTTGCCCATGGCGTCGAAATGATCCGACCACGGACCGATGATCTTGCCTTCGCGGGTCTTGGCCATGGCGAACTTGTCTCGATGTTCCTCCATGTCCGCGACCGTCATCGGGTCGGTCAGCGAGTAACCGCCGTTGGCTAGACGCCCAACCGCGTAGAACAGGCGGGCATCTCCCCGTGGGCCGTCCAGGTTCGGGCGGTGCACCCATTTATCCTCGGCCGCACCGTATTCGACCTCGAACTGATCGTTGCTGTACACGATCCGCGAGTGCAGTGACGCGATCTGCTCGGAGCGGTGACCGAGCTCGACGTAGCCCTTGTATCCGATGATCAGTTGGGCCTTTTGGCCGCGAGTCTTGCTGTCCCAGAAAGGCAAGATCCACGCGTGGCCCAATGCACCCACACCCGGGCGCAAACCTAGCTGTGCGCATGTCATCGCAGAACCCAACACAGATACCGGGTCGCACTCTGCCAGCTTCGGCGTCTGCTTCACACACGTCATCACGTCGCGGATCAGCTGTACGGCTTCCACTCCTCGCGGCATGGCCCGTTGAAACTGCGTCTCCATCTTCGCGAGCTGAGTCTGTAGTGACTCGCCGCCGCCCTGCTGGGCGACCGACTGCTGTGCGCGTCGTGCCAGATCTCTTGCCATGGTGGTTATTTCCCTTTCGGTATGTAGATGGATGTGGATTGAAAACGCCGATATAGCTCGGGGTTTTCGGACTTGAGGAGGTCGCGGTCGACGACCTCGACCTTGTGGAGCCACAGGTCCGCGTCAGGCTCCTCGGCGCGGAATTCCTTCTCTCGGAACTGGCCTCGTTTGAGTGCGACCAGTTTGTTGCCCACCTCATCGGTGAGCAGGTCAGCGCCCTGCAGTAGCGCAGCTAACCGGTTCACCGCTTCTGCTTTGGCCACCTTCGACGCCTTCTCCTGCGCGAGGGCGCAGCGATAGGCCGAGACGGCATCGGCAACCGAGGCGGGGTCTTCTGCGATCAGCTCCACTCCCGGCTGCCGCGGCCAGCGTGCGGCGATGGCCTCCGCGGTTGCGTCCGAACCGTCGATCGGCGGTGCGACATCGGGGATGATGTACGTCTCCCATAAGTGCTGCTCGGCCTGATTGATCGTCGCGATCAGGTCCTCATCACGCGGGATGTACTCCCAGCGCAACCGGTTTCCACCCACCAGGCCGGCCACGTAAGCCCCGTCAGCGCCCGTGACCGCCATCCCGTGCTGCACCTGCAGTTCCGCGTGATCTGGCACCTGGTCTTCCCAGTCAGATGCCAGCCACGCCGACGCATTTTTGATCTCTACGAGGGCGTTGAGCGAGAGGATCAGACCGTCCGGGTTGTACAGCTGCCAGGGCCGCACCAACGACCGAAGCGTCTTGCACTCAACGATTTCCACGTTGAGGCGGCGAGCCAACTCCTCGCGAATGACGGGCTCCAGCAGCGTGCCCCACATCATCGCCTCGGTCTCGTCCTCCGGGCGGGCTCGGCCTGTCTTCTCCACCCATACGGAGAACGGCGAACCGTACTTGCCCATCCCGAGAACTGCTGAGCAGTCCGACGAACCGATACCAGTGCGCCGCAACTCAAGCCACTCGTCACGATCCTTGTAGTCGCCAGCCATCTCGGCATAGTTGGCCCAAAACGGGGTATCGGTCACTGGTAGCTCCTCACTTCGTCGAGAGCGTCGGTGCGGTCACCGGCCATGCCGAGCGCTCCGCGTCGCGCGACATCTGCTGCGGCGCGCTCCATTTCCGTCATCGTGTGCGTGGCAGCGCGCCACTCCTCGGCCTCGAACTCGTACGCCATCACTGGTTCACCCCTGTCTCTTCTGATTGGTCGGCAGGGTCCGGGTAAAGCCGGAAGCCCCACAGCAAGATCGATGCGGCGCAAAGCAACAGGGCGACCGCAAACAGTTCGATGCAGAACATGACGAGTGCGGCCCACGCCACCAGCCCGAACACCCAGGCGGCGACCGCCAGTGCGCGCGTCATGACGCCAACACCGAGAGGCGAGCGCGGTTTTCTGCGATGGCGTCGACCCGGCGCTGTAACGCAACCGTGCCCTCGTCGGGATTGACGAACGCCGCGAGCGTCATAGTGATCTGCGCATACTTGGCCGGGTGCAGCTCTGCCAGGAGCCGAAGCTGCTCAAACACCCGGCGTGGATCGTCCTCACGAAGCCTTTCGACAAGGTCGAGCGCATCCTCAGCCACACGATCGAGGTCGGTTTCGTACGACTGATCCACCCCTGGCCGCCTCACCGAGCACCGCCTACTGCTCTCGCCACGATCCGCTCGTACGTGGCTTCGGCAGTCATGACGGCGCGCTGGCGCACCTTGTGAGCGGCCAGGATTGCAGGCGCAACCTGCCGAGCCCGCTCCAGCAGCTCAACGACTTTCGCGATCTCGTCCGGCCTCATTGCCCCGGCATCACTTCGGCCATGCCGGTCGCTGATACGCATGATCGTCTTGCCCGAGTCCAAGCTGACCCAGACGTAGACGGCGCCGCTGCTGAGTTCAACCTCGCCAATAGGTTCCCCGCTCATCGGGCACCGCCGTCCCGAAGATCCGCGACGGTCAGGCGGAACTTGTTGGCGCGGTGCTGCCCTCGGTACCGACGTCCCCTGGTCGCGGGCGGCACCACAGAGGGGCGCTCGACCTCGATCTGCAGCTCCGCCAACACCTTGTCCAGCAGTTGCGCCCGGTTCTGCACCGGCAGCATCACCGGCTCCTGCAGAGCCACCGCAGCGCAGGTGTCATCGAAATCGTCCGGTGTCCAAACCGGCTGCAGCGCCGTCACCGGACGACCACCGTTCCAGCCGGCAGCCAATCCGGCTCACCGGGAACCACGTTGTATTCGAACACCAGGTACTTCTCGTAGCCCTGCGTGCTTTCCTGGCGGTAGTAGCCCTCGCCGCGAGTGCACGAGTAGTAGCCGCAGTAGGTGCTGCCCCGCACCCAGCCGGCGGCCGTCCAAATCCGGCGCTCCCGAATCCAACTGCCGTCAGGGCGTTTCGGGCCGTCGCAGATCGTTCGCAACTGGCTGCCGAACAGGCCCCAGCTCACTGTCTCGCAGCCGTCGTTCGGTGCGGCATGCGCGCGCTGGGCGTACCCGACCGCAGCCATTGCCAGCACCGCGCCCGTGAGCATCCCGATCAGAACGCGCCGCACTGCCGTGGCGCTCACTTCTCCACCGCCGCAACAAGACGCGCGATGATTGCAGCGTGAAATTCGAGCAGCTGGCGGGCGGCTTCCCGCGCCTTCTCGTCGCAACGTGAACCGGCAGCGTGCGCCGAGAATTCCACACTCTGGGCCTGCTCGTCCCACAGGATCATCAGCCGTCCATCACCGGCCGGGTGCGGCAACGCAACACCCACCTGACTCGGCCCCAGCGCCCGCTCGACGTACGCGACCAGTGCGCCGTCCTCGCGTTCCTTGATCTCGTGGGTAGACTCCATGGTTGGCATTGGGTTCCTTTCGTCGTTGTGATCCATTGCCTGGCCCCGCTGTTCCAGCAGCGGGGCCTACTTCTTGGTGATGCGGTACTCATCCAGCAGGTCAGCGGCGACACATTCCGCGAATGCCTCGGCGACGGAGGAACTCAATCCACCCGGCCCAGCCAGGCTGGAGTAGACATGCGACTCCAGGTCGGCGTGCGACACCTCCACGGGGCCGCCGCGCTGCTCAGCCAGCCGCTGACATACCGTTGCCGTGGAAGACGCTGCGCCACGCAGGAACTCGACAGCCAAGCCGAATACGATTCCCAGAGCGCTATCCGCCGCGATCACAGCGACACCGATCTGGCGCACTCACGCACCCGCAGATCCGCGACTTCGTCGGAAAGCTCCGCGACCCGCTCCTGCAGCGCGTCGCGCTCATCGCGCGCCGCGCACTCGGCGTCGGCGCAGTGCTTGAGCTCGGTCGTCAACGCATCGATGAGCGCGCCGGACTGCCGCAGCAGTTGACCGAGATTCAGAATCAGCACCCGCTGATCACCGCTGTTGGCAGCGTTGTAGTAGGTACCGATCATTGAGATCAGCTCACCCGCGAGCTTCTTCGAATCCGGCTCGGCGTCCAACTTCTGCAGCAGCCGATCGCGATCGGCGCTCACGCGGTCGAGTGCCGCCAATGCTGCCTCGAGCGTTTCCGGGCGGGCGGTCATGCGTTCACCAGCCGTCGACGTGATCGCGCGGAGAGACCGAGCGCCAGCGGCGCCTCGGACTCGGTATCTTCCGCGGGCGCGACCACCTCCGTCTTGGCGTTAGTGAAGTGCGCGATCAGCGCATCAACTTGGGCCTTCGTGAATCGCCACTCACGGCCGACCCTGTAGCCCTCGATCTCGCCGCGATTCAGTCGTCGCCGCAACCAGCGCTCACCATCTGTCCATTCCTCGGGCAGCACGTCAGCCACAACCTGCGCCAATGAGTACGTCTCAATGCGCGCGCTCATACGACAGTCACCGCCCGCCGCGCCCGGATCTGCTTCGGCCGGGCCTTTGTCATCGGTTCGACGACGATCTGGCTCATGGGAATGCCGAACTTCTGGCACATGGCATCGATCAGCGTCGGCGTCGCCCGTCCCGCCCAGTTGCGGTCGAACGCGTCATAGACGGTCGATGATCCGACGCCAAGGAATCTCGCTAGTTCAGCGACAGTCTCAATGTTGTTGGTGGCCAAGGTGTTCCGCACACCCTGCGGCTGCCATTCCAGTCCGTAGCTCACGTCAGGAACAGTAGCACCGCATATCGGAATTCCGGCATTACATTCCGGAAATCCGGAATCGTGTCGCGTTCAGTCGGTACGTTTCCGCATGTCACGAAACTTTGACGGGTTCCGGAAATCCGGGATAGCATTCCGGTATGCCGAGAAGTGACCGCAGAGGACGTGACCTGAAAACGTTCCTGCAAGCCGAGATAGTCGGAAGCGACCTCACCGTCACCCAGGTCCACGAAGCAGCCGGACTGACCGCATGGCAATACCGCGGCGACAAGCGCACCCCCGGCCGGAAAGACGCTGACGACTTCCCGAACGCCGAAGAACTGCGACTCATCGCCGCCCATTACCAACTAGGCGACGAGGGCTACTTCAATCTGCTCGTAGAGTTCGGCATCACCGAGCCGCAACCAGGCTTCCCCGGATTCACCGGGGGCTCCGTCAGCCCAAAAGCCCAGGGCCGCACGGAGACCAAGGCGCGGCCCGCCAAGAAGACGAAACGCACGCCAATCCACCCCGACACCTTCAGCCCTAATACACCCGCCCCGTAAGTCGACCCTTCTCCAACCAGGAGTGAGCTGAGATTGCGGCGAACCCGAACCCGCACGAGCACGCAAGGAGCCACACCGGCAGCGAAGCCGCTGCAGTATCTTGCATCTCAGCAGGTAGGAACGTCGTTGCGATCCTGACCGCACACGCGGCCATGCCGAACCCTGCGGCCAGCATGTAAGACCCACATAGCCCACGGATCGCCGGCCGGTCCCGCCACATCGGTATCAGCGAGTAGATGCTGTAACCCAGCAGGTACATCAGTGTTCCGCAAAGCACGATCCAATAGGCGATGAGCGAAAGGTCCGCAACGACGCGAAAGAAGTCATCGTGGTAGATCTTGACGCTGTTACCGATAGTGAACAACGCCAGCATGATCGGTAGACAGAGGGTCGCGGGCAGCTCCACGTGGAGCTTGAACCGCCGTTTCAACTGCTCCTGATCCAAACGGATAATCATGTGGTAGCAAAGCGCCGACGCTGCAACAACATAGCAATCGTGGCCGATCAGATCCTCAAGGTTCCAACACCCGGTTGGTGCGTGCAACCAAACCCCTAGTGTTCGAGATGCCAACGGGGACATAAGAAAAATCGCCGCACCCTGCAACGCGATGTTGAGGGTGGCGGCGACTTCCATACGGCGGGTCCAAGTCACGCGCCTGATCCACAGAGACCAACAGACCGCGACGAGGGTAAACGTGATTAGAGCAGCAGGCATCAGCGAAAACCTTTGTGAATTAAAGGAATTAGAAGTTAGACACACCCCGGAGTGAACAAAACGTTACACCCTGTCATCCGACCGAAACCCTTGAATTTAGGTAACGATCTGGTCTCAGCGGAGAGTCTTACTCATGAAATCGGCGACAGCCCTGCTACTGGCCCGATCGACGTCTCCGTATGTGTCAACAGTGATTTGGATATTCTCGTGGCCCAGATGACGGGACACCACGGTAATCGGAACACCTGCCAACAACAGCCATGAGGCACATGTGTGGCGTAAATCGTGCGGTGTTGGTTTCGGATTCAATTCTGAGCGCCCGATAGCCTTATCCCAGACGCGGCGCTTGTAACCGTGATACCGGATTGGCCCGCCATCACGATTCACGAACATCCATTCACTCGAAAAGTCCACTCGCGAGAGAATGTGATCAGGGACGTCGATTTCGCGCCGTGAGCGTTTCGTCTTCGGAGGACCGAGGTAGTACCCCTTGCCAGGCGAGTACTTCCACGCCTGACGAATCTTGACCGTTCCCTTGCGCTTGTCGATGTGTTCGGCTGGCTGCAGGGCTGTCGCCTCACTCCACCGGCATCCGGACGCGACGAGGAACTCCTGGAATTCGCGCCAGTATTCAGTGGTCGAGTCCTGCAAAAGGTCGAACTGCTCGTGTGTGAGCATCTGGATGTCGTGATCGTCGTCTTCATCGCCGCCCGCCCGTTTTAGCTTGCGGCCCGCAGCAGGGTTGCTGGGGATGCGTTTCGGCACGGCAGCGTTGAGCGCGCCAGACAGGAAGCCATACTTGTTGCGGAGCGTCTTCGCGCTGATCTTCCCCCCGCGTTTGGTCGGCGTCTCCTCCAGATTTTTGACCCATCGCGAGATGTCCTCTTCCGACAGTTCATCGAGAGGAATCTGCCCCAGCAAGGGAGCGATGTCATTCTCCAGGAAAGAGTTGTACTTGTAGATCGTGTACTCGTCGAGGCCCGTCAGGTGATCGATGTGGTGCTTTACCCACTCCGCCACCGTCATCTTGGCCTCATTGCGCTGCCGGGCGACCGGGCTCAGCTGATAGAGCTCGCATGCCCGCTGGTGCCCGTGAGCGGCGACTGCAGCCATGAATGCCTCGGCACTCGGACGGTCCTCCCACGTGATCGAAAGCTGCCGCCCCTCATGGCGATAGGTCACATCGAACACCTCGGCACCGCTGCGGAGGGTTCGGGTTCGAATGGACGCCAT